GCGCCCGGGCGCAGCAGCTTTTCCGCCAAGGTGTTGACGGCGCCCTGGTCGATCGCCGACAGCGGCACGTCGCCCAAGATGCGCAGGATGCGATGCAGGCGGTCCTTGTCGCCCTGGGCGCGCGGCGCCGCCCTCAGGTAGGAATTGACCGCCGCCGCGAAGGGTCGAGCGCCACGACGTTCCCCGTGCCAGGCGTCGCGCAGGAGCTGCGCCGCGAGCGTCGCGGCTTCTTCGGCGGCGAGGGCCGGGCTGTCGCTTTGAGCGCGCTTGCGTATTCGCTGTCGCGTGCCGTCGGGAAATTCGAGCGTGCCGGTGATCGTGAGGGCGCCGGTGTCCTTGCGGCGGGTGACCCGGAGGGGCATGCGGCGGCTCCGTGGGGGCGCATCGCATCGAGCAGTGCGCGGTAGGCGAGGGCGTCGAAGCGGATGATCCGGCTGCGCGGGGTGGCGCGCAACACCGGGATATGGCGGCGGTTGACAAACTCCCGGAGCCAGCGCTCGGCAACCCCGAGCTCGGCCGCGACATCGGCGAGGGCGCGGGCGGCGTCAGGCATCGCGGTTGAAGTGACGGGACGCGACGAACGAGCCGCCCATCCGGCGGCGGCACCAACGCGGCAGCCCCCACGCTCCCTGTCGTCGGCAGACCGGTGCAAATTGCACCATAAGCTTCAAGTGAAGCGGCGCGACGTGCTTTTCAGCGTGCCAGATATCGTGCCACGCATATTCCGTCGAGGCAGGGGAGCCATTCGGCACCGGCCCAAGCATCACTTGGTCGTCGAGATTGCGTCTGCGGCCGAGCGCCCGATCGGCCATGCCGCCCCGGCTGTTCGCCCCGTCGCGGCTCTGCGGCGTCACCCAACCCGCCACATATTGCACCGCCTGCTCGTTCAACGGCCGGGCGTTCCGCTCCATCGTCTCCTGGCTGGCCTGCCCGTTCTTCCAGTCGCGCGCCGATGGTGTCGCCCAACCCGCCATGTGGTTGAGCGTCGCGTTCTTCGGGGCAATGGATAGCTCGCCTCGGCGATCCGCGTCCGTTTTCGTCGGCGTCGCCCAGCCAGCTACAGTCTGTAAATTCGGGGAAAACTTTGGGTTCTCCGATGCGCCGGTATGGTTGCCCGCGCGAGGCGACGGCCAGCCCGAGAGATACGCGGCGTCCTCCAAGCGGCTCTTGTGATTCATCATGCGAATTGGATTTCCCGATGAATGACCGCTCTCCGCCGACCGTGGCGTCGGCCACCCAGAACAGCCGTTGCCGGATATGCGGCGCGCCGACGCTCGCAGCGCACAGATCGGCGGCCCCGAGGGCATATCCTGCTGCCTCCAGGTCAGCGCGTACTCCGGCGAGCCACTCGCGGCCAAGCGCGCCCGCAACCTGCTCTCCAAAGACCGTTGCAGGGCGGCGCTCGGCGATGAGGCGGTAAAAAGCGGGCCAGAGGTGTCGGTCGTCGGCATGGCCTTTTCGCTGTCCCGCGCTCGAAAGCGGCTGACAGGGACAGGAGCCGGTCCACACGGGTTCGTCATCCGGCCAGCCGGCGAGCCGGAGCGCGTAGGGCCAACCGCCGATCCCGGCGAAGAAATGGCATTGCCGGTATCCGGCGAGGTCGCCGGTGGCAACATCGGCGATGTCCCGCTCGTCAACGTCGCCGGCCGGCAGATGCCCGGCAGCGATAAGGTTTCGCAGCCACTCTGCGGCATAGGGGTCGATCTCGCTGTAGTAGACCAAGGCTACTCGGCCGCCTGTCGTGCCGCGGGCGGCCGGAGGGCGGCGAAGCGGCGCTTCATCGCGCTGCCGCCCTTGATCGTCAGCCGCCACAGCGGCGCGATCGTGATCGGCGCGCCGGTGCGCGGGTTGCGGCCGGGGCCGCCGGCGCGCCCGGCCCGGCGCAGCGTGCCGAGCTCGGGAAGCTTGACCTCGCCGCCGCCGTGCGCGACCTCGTCGGCGATCGCGGTGAACAATCCGTCGAGCGCCCGCTGACACAGCTCGCGCGAGCGGTCGGTCTCGCGCACCAGGATGTCGACCATTTCGGACTTCTTCATGTGCTGCTTCCTTTTGCCTTGAGGGGAAATCAGCCCCGGCCCGGGGTGGGTGGGGTTGCGCCGGGCCGGGGCGCTGCGGTGCCGGATGCACCGAAGCGGGGTTGGGCGCGCATGCGCCGAATAAAGTGGGCGACGTGTCGCCGGGGGTCCTCCAACTGCAGCCGCCAGCAGAGGATTCCCCCGGGGCGGCCGTGGTAGACCATGAAGTCAACGTGGCCTAGCAACCGATGCGGTTGCATCGAGACGTAGAGGATTGGCCGGGGGCACCTTGTGTTCATCGGTGTTCGGCGCCGGTGTCCGGGTGACTGGGCACCGGGGCTGTGGCCGGGCGGTTCGCCACCCCGAGGATCGGGATCACCGTTGTGCGGCTGCCGGAGAGGCGCCATGGCGCCGGCGGAATAGGCTTGGGCGCCGCGGGTGACGGACCGTCACCGTTGGGCGGCCATAAGCCCTGCTCCATCATCGCCAGGCGCATCTTGGCGTCGGGGGATTTGGCGACGAGCTGCGCCGCGAGCGCGTCGAGGTCGATATGGTAGCGGTCCTCGAAGGTGCCCTGGCCGGCCTCGTGCTGCTCCCGGTGGTGGTTGCGGCACAACGGGACGCCCCGCCAGTCCGGGGGCTTCAGTCCGGTGCCGCTGTCCGCCGCCGAGCGGATGTGGGCAAAGTCAACGAAGGGCGCATTGCAGACGCAGCAGCACAGCGATTTGACGAACCGGCGGTGCCGCAGCCACACCCGCTGCGGCCCCCGCTCGATCCCCGATCGGGGGCGCTGCCGCTTTGGCGGCAGGGGAACGGTGCGGCGGATCATGCTGCCCGTCCTTCGCACACACGGCCTGATGGCACCCCTCCCGAAACCCGTAAAATCTGTGATAATTTCGCTTGGTGCCGCGGAAGCGGGCTGCTTACATCGGCATTGCGCAGGCGCCGATCGAACACCCCGGGGGAAACCCGTCGACGGATGCCGGCGAAAGCGGGCGCAAGCCCGAGCCGGGATGGCGCCCCGGCTGGAGACGCGAGCAACGTCGAGAGCCCTGCCCCATGGCGGGGCTCTTTCCGTTCCAACGCCATCATGACGGTACCCTGCACGTGCAGAAGTCGCCGTCGTATGACCGGCAGTCGGCTTCATGCCGTGAGGGAGAGCCGCGCTGCCCGGTGATATGCCGGAACACCGGGCACACCTTGGCGGCGACCTCGGCCGGCCATTGCTCAGGCTCGGCTTTGGGGGTCGTCTCGGCGACGAAGGGGGCGAGGTCGAAATCCTTGCTCGGCAGCGATACAATCGCCGGGATATGCCGCTGACGGAATCCCTCTACCTGCTGGCGATCGCCGCGCTCGGCGGGGTCGGATGGCTGTGGACCAGATTGGAGCGTGCGGAGTTTCAGGCCGTTTCGGGCGTCGTCTCCGTGCTCACAACGATCTCGGCCTTGGTCGTGCTTGGCCACGATATCGGCGTGGCGCACGCGCGCGCCGTGGTTCCCTGGGACCCCCAGGTCAATGCGGCGCTCGATGCGGTGACATGGGGGACCGTCCAGCTCTGGCTGCTGTGGATCGCGGCCCAAACGTATCTTGGTGTTCTGTATCTGCTGTCTCATTACGGCCTACCTCGGCGATAACCAGAAGGCGATGAGCGCCGCGGCGAAGATGCCCAGTTGCAGGAGGGCGCCGTAATCGGGCGGCCAAAGCTGCAAGCGAAGTTTGGGCGTCAGGCGCCAGGCTACGCTGGGGCGGCGGGTTACTGGCCGCGGCGCCGTGCGGACGCTGGCACCGACCGCGATGCCGAGCGACAGCCCCGCCGCCAATCCTACGAGCACGTCGCCGAGCGTGTAGCCAGTCATGCCGCGGCCCATATCTCGACGGCGGCGCGATAGGCCGCACCGGGATAGGCCGCTTCCGCGCAGCCGATGTGCATCGCCTCGGTGCCATAAGGGACCCGCCACATCAGCACCCGCTCGCCGTCCGCCACGGGGCGGCCGCAGGCGACGCAGCGGTGACGGGGCTTTCGGCCGCCCTGCCGGTAGCGGCCTTCCCAAGAGCGGGCGGTCACGCTGCGCTACTCCGTAGCGCGCGCCCGAAGTGACGGGCCTTTTCGCGCGGACGCGGGTAGGTGAAATCAGCGATGATCGTTCCCGCGTCGTCGCTGTGGGCGTAGTGTTTTACCCACACCCGTTCGATGCGGCGGTCGCCGAACTCGTCATTGTTGGTGATGCTGGCTTCGATATCGAACTTGCGCCGGGCGGCGCTTTCCAGCGCGTAATCCTTCGCGTAGCCCGATCCATCGGCCCGATCGACGAATACCGTAAACGGCTTGTTCAACTCGACCGGCTCGCGCTTTCTCGTTGCCATCAGTCGATTCGCCTCTTTTTGGTGGGGGGAGAAAGAGGGAAGGGACCGCGATACAATCGCGGCTTGAGAAACGGTTAAGGACGGGAGAGGGGGATGCGCTTGGTCGCGCTGCTTGTCTGTGCGCTTGCCCTCGCAGGGTGCGCTTTGCCGGGTCAGACTGGCGCCGGCCCCGACTGTCGGGTCTGCCGGTTCACTGAGCTGCGACCCGGTATTTCGACGGTCACTGACGCAATAGCGCTGCTCGGCACGCCGAACGGCGTTGCGCAGTCCAGGGATGGAGGAAGCATCATGACGTGGGTCGAAGCCCCGGCGCCGGAGCACATGCTGACCGTGCTGCTGATCTTCGATGCCGGCGGCCGTTTTCAGCGAGTCGGTAGCCTCGTTCGAGTATGAGGCCGGGCCGGCGGTAATCTGCAACGGTGCCTCCCGTGGGGTACGGGCGGCATCATACGTCTTATGCGTATATTGTCAACGTAAAAAACGTATGTATCGTGCGTACAGAATTAGACCCGCACGCGGGTCATCGAGACGATCAGGTGGACGGAGTTCACCTCGTTGGAGGGATACTCGAGCTCCTCCGGCGGATTGTGCTGGCGACAGATGACCGCGCGCGCGGTCCGTCGCACTAGCTCTTTAACGAAGCCCTGACCATTTTGCAGTTGAATGACCACGTCGTCGCCCGGAGCGACGGGGCGCACTGGATCGACATAGACCAGCTCACCCGGTTTGAACCGCGGCACCATCGAGGTTCCGTGCACATAGACGGCGTAGGCGTCTTTTACGGTCAACAGTTCGATAGGGCGATACGTAAGGGAGAGCACTTCAGCACCGTTCCCAAAAAAATATTCGTCGCCGCCGCCGCGGGCCTCCCCCAGCAAAGGCAGGTCGCGCATTCCAAAGGGTGCCACTCCGGTTGCCGCCATTTCAACGGTGGCGTTTAAACCGGGTCGCGCCGGGTTTTGTCTGCGTTCTGCTACTCTCGCGCTCGCAGGCGTTAACACTGGGTTAACTCCCGTCAACGAAAACACCTCCTCTCGGGCGATTGGCGGCTCTCCCTTGCCGACCAAGACGCGTTCGAGCCGCTCCGCCAGCCCGTAATCGATCCACTCGCGATCTTTTGCGACATAGGGCTGGAGGCTTGATGCTCCGGCATAGCCGATTGCTTTTGCCGCTTTCGCCATGGACAACCTCGCGCGGCTCAGCATCTCGCGCAGCCGATCGCCCGCGCTCATCGCCGGGTCCGGTCTCGGTCTCCCATCGACGAAATTAGGGGGCAGGTTCTTTACGTTTTCCACGTTGACAACGTACGTAATTAGCGTATATAGCCGACGTATGACGCAGGCCGAATATCTGATCGGCCGCTTCGGCGGCATCTCGGCAATGGCGCGGTCGCTTGGATTAAGCCCGACTGTGGTGCAGGGCTGGAAGATGCGCGGCCATGTGCCGGGTAAACGGTTGCCGACCATCTTGCAGGCGGGAGAGGGCCTCTCGCCGCCGCTTGAGGACAGCGAATTTTTCCGCGCACGCGGCGGCGAGCCGCACGACAGCTCAACCGCTGCCGCGGCGTAAAGGCGCTGATGCGCATGTCGTGCTCCTTCCGGCCATACGTGTTTAGCATAAACGCGGCGCAATGCGTGATCGCGTTCGCCGAGGCCGCGTGATGGCCGAACCCCTCAGCCATAACCACGAGCGCAGGCTCGCCGCGCTGGAGCAATCTCCGCCCCTCACCGCCGAGCAGCGCCTCGAATGCCTGCGCCTCGCCATCGGCGTGTATGGCGCCCCGGACGCCCGCAGTAATGGCCCGTGGGGACCGGAGGGCATCGTCAACGCCGCGCGCCAGTTTGAGGCGTACGTGCGCGGCGAGCCGGGCGACGGGGCCGCATGATGGCGACGCCGCCCCTCACCGCCGAACAACGCCTCGAATGCCTGCGGCTGGCGGTCGCTGCCTTTGCGCAGCGACAAGCACCCGGCACGGGAACGTCAGCCGAAGGGATCATCGCCGCGGCGCAGCAGTTCGAGAGTTACGTGCGCGGCAGACCCGAGGCACCCGGATGTTAGCGCACCGGACGCAGTCCTTTCGCCGCCTGCAGGCACGCTGCGTAGGCATCGAGGATTTCAGCCCTGGTCTTTTTCCATGGGTTGCCGAGGCTGGTGGCGTTGCCGTAGCCGGTCCAATCCTCGGCGCCGGCGATTTGCACCAAGAGCGCGTATGCGACCGCTTCGGGCGTTTGCGCGGTATCTGCCATTTCCATTCTCCTCTCGTCATCGAACAGCCGCCAGCGGGTGTCCGGGTTGCGACGCCGGCCTCAGGCGAAGTCAAAGACGAGCTGACGGGGATGCGAGCGCCAGTGCTCCCGCACCCGCTCTCGCCGTCCCAGCCGCGTGCGGTCGTAAGCCCGCACGTGCACGTCTTTGACCCGCTCGATGGAGTTGCTGTCCATCGAGTGGTCCTCTTTTCGCTCCGCGACGGGTGTAAGCCCGTCCCTCCGCAGCGCGTGTTGTCTCGCTGCGCGCAGCGCGTGAGGCTCGGCGCCGAGCCGAGGGGATCGAAAGACCTGCTGGCGGCTGCTGCATGCAGCTTACGGGCGGCGCCGCAAAACCAAGTTGCACAACGTCTTAGCGAGCACCGTCCCCGCGGTGATTCGCCAGCAGCCGAGCTGGGCCGCCATCCCGTCCCTGGGGTGGCGTGCCGGGTCAACGGTTCGGTTGATTTCGCCATTTTGCTGAATTTCCCGAAAATTGCTGCCCCTACAGTGGTTTGCGGGAATGTCCGGTCGCGCGGAAATCCGCGCGCGCGGACAACTAACCTTTTGCCCCCGTTGGAGAATGCCGCGTTTCACGGCTGAGGCCGTGATCGCCGATATCTCCGACGAGGTGCGGCAGGCTGTCGCAGCCTCCCCCGGCGACAGCGTCACCGCAAAGCTGCGGGTGACCGCCCGTGCTTTGCGCCTGCGGATCAGTCGTGTGCGCGACTGGTATTACGGGGAGGTACGGCGTGTCGAAGCCCAGGAAGCCGATCAAATCCGCTACTACGCGGCCGAGCTCAAGGCCAAGTTGCGGGGTCTGGAAGCTCGGCGCGAAAGCCTGCGCGCCCGCACTCGCGCGGCTGGCATCGCTCCTCGGCGGACTGTCCATCGCCCTGATGGACCTCGCCGAACGGCTCGAGCCCGAACCTGATCTTACCCTCTCGCAGGACGATACCGCCGTCCTGATGCGGCTCGGTTTCGAGCCGGTCGGGTCATGACCGGGCGCCTCGCGAATTTGTCGGAGATCGAGCGGGCGCGGCGGCTCGACGCCGCGGTCCAGGCGCGCCATGCGGGCGCCCTTCACCAGGGAGAACAGCTTCGCCGCGGGGATGACCCGCCGGCAGAGACGCCGAGTGCGGGGGATACGGGCCTCGGCTCTCAGGGGACCGGCGCGGCGCCCCGCGGCGATCCGCCCGGCGATCCGCTCCCGCCCGATAGCGCGGAAGAGCGGCCGGAACCCGATTACCCCGTCGTCACGATCGCGATCGGCGGCCCCGCGGCGTCGGGGAAATCGGTGCTGGCGCACGTGATCCGCAGCGCCTTGGCGCGCGAGGGCGTCGCCTTCGAGGGGCCACCCGGATTGCCGACGCGCAACTGGCACCGGGCGCTGCTGACCCTCGGCCGCCGCGGCCTCTCGGTCGTCATCACCGAAAGGGATTGCTGATGCCGTTCGACGCCGCGATCTGGGAGCCGGCCCCCTCGCCGCAGCAGGTGCGGCGGCGCCGGCGCGCAACAGCGCTGCGGCTGGGCCTCCTGACCGCTTCCGTCGCCGCGGCGGTGTGGGCGGCGCTCGACGCCGCGACCGGCGCGGGGCTCACGGCCGGCGAAATCGAGGCGATCGTCACGTTCGCCTACGGCGTCGGCTGCGGCGCCTGGCTGGCGCTGTTGCTCGATGCCCGGAGCGGCGGGCGGCCATGAGCGGGCGGCCGTGAGCGACAGGCCCTATCTGCTGCTGCGCCGCGACAAGCCGCAGATGTGGTTTGCGACGGCCGCGGAGGCGCAGCGCTTTTACGACCAATTGCGCGCCAACAACTACCGCCAGGCGCAGGGCGCGGCCGTGTTCGGCCCCAACCGCTCGGTCTGGTACGCCGCACCCGGGCGCCATGCGCCGTGGCTCCGGGACGACGAGCGCCGCCGGCGCGAGGCGGGGGCCGCAAAGCGGTGAGGCGGCGGCCTGACATGAGCGACCCGATCCTCCCTGACGGCATCCGGGTCGGCGCCGGTCGCGGCGAAGGGGAGCGCGGGGTCGTGCGGCTCGACCTCGCGGCGTCCGACCGCATCGCGCTCGCCGCCGTGTTGGAGCCGCGCCAGGCGCGGGCCCTGGCGGCCCTCCTGGTGCGCCAGGCCGACGCCGTCGAGGCCGCCGAGCGGGCGCGCGGCCCGCTGCTCGGGGTGGTGCCGTGACGGCGCTCGGCCACCCGGTTGGGGGGGGCGGCGCCGGCACGGCGACATCAAGCGGCGCCGGCCGATGACAGCACCGCTCCTCGGCGAGCCGTCGCCAAAACGCAAATCCGCCAGCCACGGCGAGGCGGGCTACGCGCGCAACGCCCGCGACGCGTATTTCACGGAGCCGTGGGTGACGCGGGCGCTGTTGAAGGCCGCCGATTTGTCACTACCGCCGAGCTGGTCCCTGGCGGATTGCCTGGTCTGGGAGCCGGCGTGCGGGGACGGCCGCATGGCGGCCGAAATCGCCAAAACCGGTCACCCGGTCTTGTGCTCCGACATCCACGATTACGGTTTTCCGGGCACCGCGATCCTCGACTTCATCCGCGACCCGGCGCCGGCTGAATGGGCGAGTCCCACCGGTGTCGCCGCGGCGATCGTCACCAACCCGCCGTTCGACCTGGCGCCGGACTTCATCCACCGCGGCCTCGCGCTGACGCAGCCGAACCGCGGCAAGGTCGCGATCCTCCAGCGCCATGAATTCGATGCGCCGCGCGCGAACTGGCCGCTCTTCCAACCGCCATTCGCGGCCAAGTTGATCCTCCACAAGCGGCCGCGCTGGTCAACCGAGGACAAGGCCAGCCCGCGTTTTCCCTATGCCTGGTACCTGTGGGACTGGCGGCATCGGGGCGACCCCATCATCCGCTGGCTCGGCGATCCGGACGGCCCGGCCGGGCAGGGGGCGCTGCTGTGAGCCGCATCGAGCATATCGGCGATGCGGTGCTTTATCTCGGCGACTGCCGAGAGATTGCTCCGGGGCTGTCGGCAGATGCGGTGATTTCCGATCCGCCTTATGGGAGCAAAGTCGAGTATGCTCACTCGAATAAGAGGCGGTTCTACAAGGGCAAAAGCCAAACCTCGATCGAATCGCGGCGCGAACAGCCGGTCATGGTCGGGGGCTATAATAGCGGCGTCGAATTCGATCCTGCGCCTTGGTTAAAATACGATAATATAATTCTTTGGGGCGCCGACCATTTCTGCCGGCTACTGCCGCCGGGGCGGTTTCTAGCCTGGAATAAGCTGGGCGATTGGGAGCCGTTCGATCAGTTCAGCGATGTTGAGTTCGCGTGGCATAGCCGCCGCGGCGCAGCGCGCGTCTTCTCGCATCGGTGGAAATGGATATTCAGCGATAGAACCAGCGAAGACGGGCTGAGAGAACATCCGACGCAAAAACCCGTCGAGCTTATGCTGTGGTGCATCCGGCAGGCCGGCATGCCTGAGCGCATTCTTGATCCCTACATGGGCAGCGGCACAACCGGTGTTGCCGCCCTACGTCTCGGCCGCAAGTTCATTGGCATCGAGATCGAAGAGCGCTGGTTTGATGTCGCATGCCGCCGCATCGAAGCGGAAGCGCGACAGGGGAAGCTTGATCTCGCGGAGCCGGCGGCATGAGCGCGCTCGAAACCGTCATTCGGGTCTATCGCGGCTCGGACGGCGAGGCGACGAAGGCGCTCTATGAGCGGCTGACGGGATTGGGGCCGCTCGGCATCGTCGCGACCAACCTGTTCCGCGCGCAGAAGAATTCGGAGCGCGCCAAGGCCTATCGCGGGCGGGCGATCGGCAATCTCTGCGCGGCGCTGGCCGAGCACGGGTTGCCCGATGCGGGCGCCTGGGGGTGGGGCGAGGACGACAAGCAGCCCTATCACCGCCACGTTCTCTACATCGACCTGCCGACCGGGCAGGTGAGCTTCCACACCGGCGCGCGCGGCGACGGCCCCGACTATCCCCGTGCCTGGGACGGCGTCCCCGGCCAAAGCGCGGACCGCATCATCCGCTGGTGCGCGCGGCTGCTCGACCATGCGGAGCCGGCATGACGGAGCGCATCCCGTTGCCCAACCGCCGCGAGGCCTTCACCTGCCAAATCCGGGGCGGCTACGACGCCGCGCTCGGGTTCGACAGCGAGGGGCGCCCGAAGGAAATCTTCCTGTCCGGCGCGAAGGACGGCACCGACATGGCGGCGATCCTCGCCGATACCTCGGTCGTCGTGTCGATCGCCCTGCAGCACGGCATCCCGGCGGCCGAACTCGCCCGCTCGATCGCGCGCGAACCGGCGCTGCCGGACGGCGCGGCGACGCGGGCGGCATCCGTCATCGGAGCGGCCCTCGACCTCTTGGTGCAATACGAACGGGAGGACTGGCGGTGAAACCCGGTGCCCTGACAGCCGAGCGCCGGGCGACGCACGGCGACTGGAAGACGACGGCGCGCGCCGCCAACCGGTTGAAGCTGGCGCTCCGGGAAAGCCTCGTCGAGAGCGCCCAGCCGACCAAGCTCAATGCGCAGCAGCTCGAAGCGCTCGACATGATCCTCGGGAAGATCGCCCGCATCGTCTCGGGCGACCCGAACCATCCCGACCATTGGGATGACATCGCGGGTTACGCGCTGCTCGGGCGCGGCGGAGAGGCGCCATGATCCGCTGCACGATCGAGCTCCTGCCGGGCGGGGATGAGGCGCGCGCCCGCATCGTCGGGCTCATCGAGATTGCCAATATCGGGGTCAACGCGGTCAATCTCGGTCAATACGCGGTCGTCCTGAAGAAATCGCCGCCGTTCCGCGGCGCCTTGCGGCGGGCCTGGCGCGCGGGAAAAGTGACGGCGGACGATGCTGCGCTGAACAGCGGCGCGCTGCCGGGCGAGGATGACGAGGCGATCGTCGCCCGTGTCCAGGGCCATCACCGCACCCGCCGCGGCGTCTACGACCTGCTCTATCGGGCGCTCCGGGCCTGCGGGCTCGAGGAGCGCAACCCGGGATGAGCGACAGATTTCCCGTCCTTAACTCGGGTGGCGCTGAAATCCCCTGGTCGCTGATCGCGCCCCATGAGGCGCAGGCACAGAAAAACCACGACCAGTCGCTGAGTCGTCTTGCCGCCCGTGGAGGGCTGTCGTGGTGCGAAATGGCGGCCGTGCTCGACGATCGCTCCTGGCGCGCCATGCCCGATGGCGACAGCTTCGCCGCCGTCCTCTCGCGCCTGGTCGAAAACGAACTCCAGCAGCGAGCGGCGCAGCAAAAACCTATTATCGACCACTTTGTCGCCGGCGTAGCCGCGGAGGCGGAACACCAACGCGTGCGGTGGGGCGAAGCGCACGACCGCAATAAATCGGCCGAAGACTGGTTTTGGCTAATCGGCTATCTCGCCGGCAAAGCCTTGCGGGCGAGCATAGAAGGTGACCGCGACAAAGCCCTGCATCACACGATCAGCGCCGCGGCGGCGCTGTCGCAGTGGCATGCGGCGATCCTGGGTGATGAGCCGCGGGGCAACCCGCGATGACGGCGCTACTCGCTCTCGACGAGCGCGTCGATCGGCACGCCGAGGGCGGCGGCGAGGCGGCCCAATGTGTCGATGCTGCCTTGGCGTTTCCCCGTCTCGATCTGGGCGATCATGTCGCGCGTGACATTGGCTGCCGCGGCGAGGGCCTGCTGGGTCAGGCCCCGGTGCTCGCGCCAGGCGCGCAGCCGGTGCGTGCCGGCGATCTCGGCCATGAATACCGCCAGCGGGGTCGTCGCCTCACGGCCCGGCGGGAGCGCGGCTTCATAGGCCGCCTGTTCGGCGCGCCCCTCGGCGAGTGCCAGGCGGTCGGCTTCCTCTTCCGCCAGTTCGTCGAGCGCATTGCGCACGGCCGTGAGCGCCGCCGCGAGCGCATTCCAGTCGCCGCGGTCGAGGACGACCTCGTCGGCGGTCTCGTGTTTCGGCGTCGGCAGGGTGATCGTCGTCATCGTCTCTCTCCGTCAGCGCTTGTAGACATCGCCGCGGGTGCGGATCGTTTCAACCGCGATCCGCCCCGCCTTGGCGTCGGGGGTGAACAGCACCCGGTATTCCGCGACCTTGAGCCGGAACGTGCCGGGTTCGCCGCGCACCGGCTCGATGTCGAGCGAGGGGTCGCGCGGGTTCTGCGCCAATTTGTCGAGCGCCGCGGCGAGCTTCGCCTTGTCGGCAGGCGTGCGCTTGTCGAGGTAGCGGCGGGCCGGGCGGCTCAGGTCGATCTCCATGCCGCTATTGTGACTGATCGTCACGAATGGTGCAAGCGAAATAGTGACCTATCGTCACAATTTTGTGCGCCGGGGTGCGCCATGAGCGACTCGATCGAAGCGCAGCTCGCCGCATTTGATGCGGCCAATGCTGACGAGGTCGGTCGCAGACGCCGCGCGCTCGTCCGCCGCCTGCGCGGCTATATCCGCGACGGCTGGGTCACCTACGACCCTGACAAAGTCCAACTGACGGCGATCGGCGCCGCCATTGAGCGTGCCGGCCTATATGGCTGGGGCGGCAGCGCATGAGCCACTCGCGCAGCACCCATCGCGGCGCAAGATGGGCGGGGCAGGGAGAAGCCGTCGTCGCGGCGGCGCAGGACCGGCGTAAGCCGCCCGATGCCGGGGCGGCGGGCGACGACCTGACGACACTGGCCGGCGCGCTCCGCGCGAAACAGCGGATCGAGCGCTATTGGCGGGAGCGCGGGCGGGTTGTCCGCTGCACGGTCGCCAAGGGGTTTCTCGGCCTCTTCGAGCTGCGCTCGGACGCGCCGGGGACGCCCTGCCGATGAAGACCGGCTATTTCTGGACCACGGGCTCGATCGGCACGTTGATTGCGCTCGCGCGGCGGGGCGAACCCTGGGACTTCATCGCCGCCCAATACTATCCCGATGCGGCAAAGCGGCGGTCGACGGTCTGCGAAATCTTCCGCCGTTACGCGACCCGGGATGACGTTGCGGCGCGGTCGGCGGCGATCCGCACCCGCAACTGGAACCGCGTGCCCGGCCTCTCGGCGCGTGCCGACCGGCGGCGCCGGGCGCGCCTGCGGCAGCAGAAACAACCCGACGAGGCCGTGACGCTCCCCGAGCTGCGCAGCCCGTTCGCAGGGAATTGCTTCCAATGACCAAGTGCCACGCCAAGCGGTGCGAGCAAGTCCCGCCCGACGGCAAGCCGTTCTGCGCCCGCCATTGGGCGAGTGTACCGCAGCGGCTCAAGAGCGAGTGGTATCACCGCGACAAGACGGTCGATCCCACGCTTTTGTTGGACCGTATCGCCGATGGGATCGAGCGGGCCGAATTCGGCGAGCGGCTCCTCTGATGTGCGCGAGCCTTTGTCTCTCGCGCTGGGAACAGGTCGAGACCATCGCTGTCGGCGACCGCCTCTTGGTGTCGCTCGGCGGCGGGTTGTGGCGCGAGGCCGAATGCGTCGGTTTTTCGGGCGAGGGTGATCACCCGCAAATCACCCGCGATCACCCGAATTCAGCGGGTGATCACCGGGTGATTGCAGGTGATTTTGAGGTGATCGCAAACGTTTCGCGGCCCTCGTCGCCGCATGCCGCGGCACAGCGCCGTTACAAGGCGAAATGCAAGGCGCTCGGCCGGCCTTACGGCACGTTGCGGCAGCCCGCAGCCGCGGCTGGCGAGCGGGTGAGGACGGGTGATTTGGCCGCCGCGCCCCAAGAAGAAGAAAGAGAGGAGACTCTCTCTCTTGCTTACGACGCGCGCGCGAGCGGGCCGCCGCCCTTCCTGCGCAAGGAACGCTGGTGCAGCAGCGTCGTCGGGCGCGCCGCCCAGGCTGGCATGCTGTCGACTGACCGCGCCGCCGCGCTCTACCGCGAGCTGATGGCGCTGCGGCCGGACCCGACGATCCCGAATTGGGGGCTGTCGCGGCGGGCCAACGACGAACTCGATGCCCTCGACCGGCAGCTGAGAGCGCGCGTGCCGCCGCAGCCGACATTGGCGCTGCCGCCGGTGCTGGTGGCCGCCGCCGAACCGGAGACAGGGCCGCCGGCGGCGCCACGAAGTCCTGGGCGCGGTCCCGGCCGCTTCATCGCCGGCCGCTGGTACCCGGACGCCGCATTTGCACGCGAGGCAGGATGAGCGAGAAGACGCCGATCGATATCGAAGCCCTGGTGCAATGGGCCATCGCGCACAGCGTCGCGCCGCGATTGACCGTCGCGAGCCCGCGGGAATTGATGTTCAACCACGGCTACACGGCGGTGCCAAAGGGTTTCCACGGCGTCTTCGCCGGCGCGATGGCGCGGGTCGAGGGCGGCCGGCTGGCGACCGATATCGACGCCGAGCGTGTGTTGGCCGCGATCGACCGGCTCGACCCGTTCACGCGGTCGATCGTCCTGGTCAACGCCAAGACCGGGCGGCGGCCGGACTGGATGGAGGGGGTCGAGCCGAAGCGTATCGCGAAGCGGGTGTACCAGAAGCGCCGCGGCAAGAAGCGGCACCGGCCATCGACGGTCATCGTGTGGGATGTCGAGCCCGCGGCGATTTGCGCGGCGCGCGAGCTCTACGGGCGCTGGCACAGCGCCCTGACGGGTCTGGCGCGGACCCTGTCCGACCAGCTGATCGCGTGGCAGGTCAACGGGTTGAATGCGCCGGCGGCGCCCTGGGATCGGGCGCTCGAAAAAGCCGCTTGACAGGGGGAAAACGCTCCTCACACTTCGGTGCACGAAACGTTGCGGCCCCGGCGATCCCGCCCAGGGCCGCTTTGTATTTCCAGACCATCCCCGGAGATTGAACCATGCGACCCCAGCCGGGGAAAGCCCGGCTTCGGACATTGCGTCCGCGCATCGAGACAATCGACACGCGGAGCGCAAAGGTTCCCGAGAAGGTCGTCGACCCGCACTACCTCAGCCCGGAGCACAGACGCTGGCGCAGCGAGGTGATCCGGCGGGCCGGCGGACGGTGCGAATTCCCGGGATGCGGCCGGGCCGAACCCCGGATGTTCGCTGACCATATCCGCGAGCTGAAAGACGGCGGCAGTCCACTCGACCCGGCGAACGGCCAGTGCCTCTGCGGTGCTTGCCATTCGCGCAAGACTATCGCGGCGCGGGAACTGCGGCTGTCGATGCCGGCAGGCACCCCGTCCGGTCATGGCGGCAGGGGCCCCAGGGGGGTCTAAAGTCGGGCATGTTCCCGCCCAGCTACCGCTTGGGAGTCACGCGTGCGAAAAATTTTCGCCGCCGAAGATTTGAAACCCGGCGCTTGAATATCGGAAATCAAAGAAGCCCATGGAACAGCCGCAGTCCCGCCGCGGCGGCCGTCGTCCCGGCGCGGGCCGCAAGCCGAAGGGCTACGTCAAGCCGTCCGCCCTCTCTGAGCTGAACAAGGTCAGCGCCCTTGCAACCGAGCCGCCGGAGGAAATCGACGGGGTTGCCCAGCGGTACGCGCGGGACGCGGTCGAAGCGCTCGTGAAGCTGCTGTTCTACGGGTCGAGCGAGGCGGCCAAGATCACCGCGGCAAAGGAAATCCTCGACCGCGGTTATGGCAAGCCGGCGGTCGAGATCGGCGGCGATGCAGCGGTGATGCTGCCCTTCATGGCGGCACCCTCGGCGCCGAGCGTCAGTTCCGATATCCGATCGGAAGCCCGGAAATACGCCAAGCTCGCTATCGAAGTCTTGCGCAAAATTGCGGCTGACGGGTCGAGCGAGACGGCAATCGCCGCCGCATCAAAAGCTCTCCTCGACCGCGGGCTCGGCACCGTGGGCAAGGCACGGATGCCGGACGAGCAACGGGATCGCCCCTTGGGCAAGAAGGAAGAGGCAGCGCGAGCTGCCGAGGCCGCAGCAACCGGCCGTTACGCAACCCCGCCGGCACCCCGGCTGATGAACTGAGAGCCGCATGACCCCGCAGTGGACGACCGCTTGCCCTGATTGGGCCGAGCGGATCGTCGCCGAAAAATCGCTGATCCCGTTCGCGCCGCTTTTCCCCGGGGAAGCGGCGGCGGCGCTTGACGTGTTCAAGACGCTGCGGATCGTCGATGCCGCGGGGAAGCCGACCTTCGGGGAGGCAGCAAGGCCCTGGATTTTGGATTTCGTCTCGGCCGTGTTTGGCGCCTATGACGCCGAGACGGGACGCCGGCTGATCCAGCACTTCCTGTTGCTGATCAGCAAGAAGAACGGCAAATCCACTCTGGCCGCCGGGATCATGGTGACGGCGCTGATCCGCAATTGGCGCGAATCGGGCGAGTTTTATATCCTGGCGCCGACCAAGGAGACGGCCGACAATTCCTATAAGCCGGCTTGCGACATGGTCCTCGCCGATCCGGAGCTGCGGGTGATCCTGAAGCCCTCGGCCGGGCGCGTCATCGAGCACCGCAACACCGGAGCCTTCCTCAAGGTGGTTGCGGCCGACAGCGAAACCGTCTCGGGCAAGAAGACGATCGGCCTCCTCGTCGACGAGCTCTGGCTGTTCGGGAAGCGCGCGGCCGCGGCCAACATCCTGCTCGAAGCCGAAGGCGGCCTCGCGTCGCGCCCGGAAGGGTTCGTGATCTATCTCTCAACCCAATCGGACGAGAAGCCGGCCGGCGTCTTCGCGCAGCAGCTCGAGGAGTTCCGGGATATCCGCGATGGGAAGGTCGAGGAGCCGAGCAAGTTGCCGGTGATCTACGAATTCCCGGAGCCGCTGCTCAAGGACGAGGCGTATCTGAGGCCCGAGAACTGGTACGTCACCAACCCCAACCTCGGGGCATCCGTCAGCGAACGGTGGATTGCGACAAAACTGGCCGAGGCGGAGCGTGCCGGCCGGGCGAATGTGGTGGGGCTCTGTGCGAAGCACCTCAACGTCCAGGTCGGGACGGCGATCCGCATCGACGGCTGGGCCGGGGCGCTCGTCTGGGATCGCGGCATCGACAAGACGCTGACCTTGGAGACGCTGCTGCAGCGCAGCGAGGTCGTCACGGTCGGGATTGACGGCGGTGGCCTTGACGACCTGCTCGGGATCGCCGTGGTCGGGCGGGAGAAGGGCACGAAACGGTGGCTTTGCTGGGCGCACGCGCTGATCTCGGACATCGGCATCGAGCGGCGCAAGGCGAACATCGTCGATTACGACAAGTTCGAAGCGCAGGGTGACCTGACGAAATTCGTCTACCTGCCGCCCGAGCAATTGGCGGGAGCCCAGATCCTCGCGCCCAACATCCAATACATCGTCGATCTGGTCGAGAAGGTCAGGGGCACCGGACTTCTCGCCTCCGTCGGGGTGGACGCCGCAGGAATTGGCGCGATTGTCGATGCGCTTGAGGCGATCGGGGTGTCGCAGGAGGCGGACCAACTCACGGGCATACCGCAGGGCATCCGCCTGATGGGCGCCATCAAGACGGTCGAAATCAAGCTCGCCGGCTACGGCTTCCTGCACCCCGGGGCAGACATGCTCGCATGGTGCGTCGGGAACCTGAAGGTCGTGCCGACCCCGACGGCGATGCGCGTTGCCCGGGACGAGGCCGGCTTCGGCAAGATCGACCCCGCGATCGCGATGTTCAACGCCGCGGCGTTGATGAGCCTCAACCCCGAGCCGCGCGGCAGGTCGATCTGGGATCGACCCGAATTGTGGGCCGAGGTCAACGTCGCCTGATGTTCGACGGCCTGTTGTCGTTCGGGCGGAACGCGCCGCCGCGGGAACGCATCGAGCCGACGTTTTCCGCGTCGTCGCCCGAGAACCCGTCAACCAATCTCGCCGACCCGGCCTCCTGGCTCTACGACTGGGCGAGCGGGGGCCTACCGACCTCGTTCGGGCCGCACGTCTCCGAGCGCACCGCAATGGCGTGCTCAGCGGTCTACCGCAGCGTGTCTTTGCTGTCGGGGATCATCGCCAGCCTGCCGCTCAAGGTCTACAGGCGCACGCCCGATGGGCGCGAAGAGGTGCCGGACCATCCGCTGGCCACCTTGTTGCAGGTTGCTCCCTATCCAGGCCAGGCGATGACCGCGTTTGTCTGGCGGGAACTCTGGGGCGTCAACGAGCTGCTGTGGGGCAACCACTATTCAGTCAAACGGTACAACGGCTCCGGCAAGTTGATCGGGTTCGAGGCGGCCCTTCCCTGGGAGACCGAGGTCTACAAGCTCGACGGGCGCAACAAGTACCGCTTCTTCTGGCCTTACGGCACGGTCGAGCGCCCCACAAACGAAGGGCTGACCGAATGGCTTGACCAGGACGATGTCCTGCACATCCCGGGCCTCGGGTTCAACGGTATCATCGGGGTATCGCGCATCCGGGCAAATGCTCGCAGCTCTGTTGCGCTGTCGATGATGCTCCTGGAGCAAATCGGGCGCGTGCACGAAAACGCGGCAAAGCCATCGGGTCTCGCGACTCCACCCAAAGGCATTTCACCGGAGGGCTTCAAAAGATTCGTCGCGCAGTTCAGCGAGACGAATACCGGCCGCAGCAACGCCGGCAAGGTCATTTTTGGCGACGAAGGGACGAGCTTCACGCCGTTCCAGATGACGCCCGAGGACCTGCATACGATCGAGCTGATGCGGTACGGCGTCGCCGACATCTCGCGGTTCTTTGGTGTGCCGCTGCATCTGCTGAACGAGACCGACAAATCCACATCGTGGGGGTCGGGCCTCAGTGAGCAGACGCTCGCCTTCCTGATCTACAGTGTCGAGCCCGACCTCGGCCGGATCGAGGCCGAGATGAACTACAAGCTTTTCACCCGCCCCGATGGACGGCGAGCGGACTATTACATCGAGTTTGATCGGGACGGCCTCCTCGCAATGGATCCGGTCAAGGCGGCGCAGATCGCGCAAACCGAAATTGCGAGCGGCACGCTGCTGATCAACGAGCGCCGGCGCCACAAGAACCGGCCGCCGGTCGAGAATGGCGACGAGCCGCTCATCAACTCGACCAACGTCCCGTTGAGCAAAATCTTCGAGCCGGGCGCGCAGCCGCGTCAGGACCCGATCCAGGCCGATCCGCTGGCGCCAAAACCCGACGTGGGCGCGCCGGAACCGGATGGTGGCGGCCAGGCCACGACCTAGGGGGCAACTCCGGATGCGACGCTATGAAGCCCGCGAAGCGCGGTTCTCCAATCGCGCGCTCAGCAATTATGCCGCCGCTGGCCTGCCGGAAACGTTCGGCATCCGCGCTTTTGGCGGCGAGACTGAAATCCTGCTCTATGACGAGATCGGGTACTGGGGCGTCAACGCCAAGGATTTTGCGCTCGCGCTCGGCCAGGTCCCGGAAGGGATGCCCATCCACCTGCGGATCAATTCGCCGGGCGGCGACGTGTTCGATGGCCTGGCGATCTATAATGCCCTCATCGGCCGCAAATCGCAGCTGCGGATCACGATCGACGGCATCGCCGCATCGGCGGCCTCCTTTATCGCGATGGCCGGGTCGCGGGTCGAAATGCCGCCGCAGGCGATGCTGATGATCCACAACGCCTGGGGCGGTTGCATCGGCAACCGCAACGACATGATCGAGGTGGCGGCGGTCCTCGAAAAGATCGACGGCATGATTGCCGAGACCTATGCGGCCAAGAGCGGCGGCGATAAGGCCGCACTCGCTGCCGCGATGGACGCCGAGACCTGGTACACGCCGGCGGAAGCGAAAGCGGCTGGCCTCTGCGACGCGATCCTCGGCGAAGATGCGCAGCAGGCGGCTCGTGTGGCCGCTCGCAGTCTCGGCCACCGTATCGCCGCGCTGTCGCGCCGGCCGCGTGCGGCAGACCAGGATTTGCCCGATTACGACCCTGACGGCGATGGCGACAACGACGCCGAGGAGGCGCTCGGCCATATCAACACCGCCTGTGCCGTGCTGGCCTCGGCGATGGATTGCCTGACGGGCGGGGGCGGTGCGTCCGCGCGATTGCGCGCCGCAGCGACCGAAGCCGAGTGGGTCTGCGGCGCCGATGAAAAACTGCCGATTGACCAGTCGGACACGTGGGATGGTCCGGCCGCAGCGGAACGCATGCTCGACGCTGCCGGCTTTAATGGCAATTCGCCCGATCCCGCCAAGGCGAAGCGCGGGTTTCTTGCCTGGGATCACCACAACCCGAACCTCAAGGGCAGCTACAAGCTGCCCTTCGCCGATGTCGTCGGCGGGGAACTGAAGGCGGTGCGCGGCGGCATCGACGCCGCGGCGTCCCGGCTGCCGCAAACCGACATCCCGGCCGACGTGAAGCAACGGGCACGCGACGTGCTTGATGCCTACGAAAGCCGGATGCGGAAAGCGGCCGATCTGAAACAGCTCGCGGCCGCGCGCCAACGCCAGGCCGAAGCGGCTTAACCGAATGCCCTGACGGCGCGCGCAGGGCTCCCTCAATCCGCGCCACGTTCCATCACGGAGAGGTCGATGAAGAGCAAAGAGCTGCGCGCGCAGCGCGCGAAGCTGGTCGAAGACGCGCGGGCATTTCTGGACGAGGGCACGCCCGAGGCGCTCGCCAAATTCAACGATATGCATGACGAGGCCGACAAGCTGAAGGCGCAGATCGACGCGCTTGACGCGGCCGAAGCGCGTGAAGCGGCGACATACGAACAGCTTCGGGCGAGCGCGAGCCGGCAGCGCATCAGCCCCGACGAGGCGGCCAATCGCGAGCAGCTCGAAAGCTCGACGTTTATGACCTGGGTGCGGCGCGGCGCGGCCGGGCTTAACGACGAGCAGCGCGAGGTCTTCAATCGGCGCTTCCAGAACGCGCTTGGCACGACCCCGGACACCGCCGGCGGCTACACGGTCCCGCAGGGGCCGATGCAGAAGCTCGTCGATGCGCAGAAAGCCTATGGCGGGATGATGACGCCGGGCGTCGCGACCATTATCGATACCGACAATGGCGATGCCTTGCCCATCCCGACGGACAACGACACGGCGAACGAGGGCGTCGAGCTGGCGGAGAACAGCCAGGTTACGACCCAGGATGTGACTTTCGGAGCCGTGACCCTGAACGGCTATACCTATACCTCAAAGCTCGTGCTGGTCAGCAACCAGCTGCTGCAAGACAGCGTGTTTGATCTCGAATCGTTTCTGATGGAAAAGCTCGGAGTGCGGATCGCGCGCGTCTTGAACCGGCGCTTCACGACCGGCACCGGCGCCTCACAACCGACCGGCTTCATCACGGCAGCGGCGCTCGGCTATACCTGCGGCGGCTCGACGAGCTCCGGCGAGACGACGGCCATTTCGAGCGACGATCTGATCGAGCTCGAGCACTCGGTCGATGCCGCGTACCGCCGGCCGAACGGGCGCTACATGATGAGCGACCCTGCCCTGAAGCAGATCAAGAAGCTGAAGGATGCAATGGGGCGCCCACTCTGGCTTCCGGGTTTGGCGGACAAGGAACCCGACACGATCAACAGCTATCCCTACACGATCAACTTCAACATGGACGCGCCGGCCGCGAGCGCCAAACCCGTCGCCTTCGGCGATTTCAGTCTCTACTACATCCGCCGCATTTCCGGGACGCGGGTCCTGCGGCTGGTGGAGCGCTACGCCGATTTCAATCAGGTCGGCTTTGTTGCATTCCAGCGCTGGGACGGCAATCTGATCGACGCCGGCACGCATCCGGTCAAATACTTGCAAAACTCCGCGACCTGATCGCGGCTCTGCCTGCGCCCGCTGTCGAGTAGGCGAGCGCGCGGGCGTCCCTACCCTTGGCCCTTTCGACCAGGAGCATTCCGATGCGCCAGTACGATTTGCACGACAACATCGTGCAGAAGATCACGATCCCGCTGCAGACCGTTGGTACGACCGGCACCGGCCGCACCGGCAAGGTTATCGATCGCTCCGGTTACCAGGGTGTCGAGCTCCTAGTCGAGTACGGCTCCGTTACGGCGACCAATGCGACCGCGACTGTTACGCTGCTCGAAGGCGATGTCACGGGCACGATGACCTCGGTCGCCGATGCCAGCATGATCCCCAACGCCAATGCCGAGTCCCTCGCGGGGCTTGCGGTGGCCGCTACGCGCACGTCTGGGGTCAGCAAGAACGTGGCGCACAAGATCGGCTATATCGGCCTGAAGCGCTACGTGTCGGCCAATATCAAATCGACCGTCTCGGCCGGCTTTCTCATTGGCGCCAAGTTCCTGCTGGGCGACCCGAACAGCGCTCCGGTCGCGAGCTGATGCTGCAAACCGTGGCGACGGTGCCGGCCCATGTCGTGATACTCGGGCTGGGGCCGTCGCTCGAGGCCTATCTCGACATCGTGAAGCGGCTGGGGTCTCGCCGCCGCTTCGCGGACGAGGTGTGGGCGATCAACGCGCTGGGCGACATCCTCCAGTGCGACCGCGTCTTCCACATGGACGACGTGCGCATCCAAGAAATCCGTGCCGCCGCGAGGCCGCAGAGCAACATCGCAGCGATGCTGGAATGGCTGCGCAACCATCCGGGGCCGATCTACACAAGCCGGGTCCATAACGGTTACCCAGGCCTCGTCGAGTACCCGTTGGCAGAGGTCATCAACGATTGCGGCGTCGCCTACATCAACAACACTGCCGCCGCGGCGCTCGCCTTCGCCAATTATCTCGGGGTGAAAGAAATCACTTTCTTCGGCTGCGATTACACCTATCCAAATGCTCACGATGCCGAGCGTGGGCGGGCCTGCCTCGAATTCCACATCGGCATCGCAAAGGCGCGCGGAACGAAGATCGGCTTGCCGGACCGCACGTCGCTGATGGACGCGCTCTATTCGCAGCAGGACCGGCTCTATGGGTACGACACGCTCGACCTTGAGCTGTCGGAAGAGGACGGCCGGGTGCGCGTGTTGATGACGCCGCGCGGCGGTCTGCCGAGCGCCGATGAGATAGAACGTCGCTACGACCATTCGCGCCCCGTCAATCCCCTGCTCCGCGGAGCCGCCTGATGTATCCGGGTCTTCAGTCGCTGGGCGATTTTGCGATCGGCGCGGCCGGCACGCAGGTCGGCAGCTGGGTCGCCGGGCTCGACGGGCTCACCGCCGTCAATCTGCTCGCGAAATTCGCCTACGGGTCCGGCGGCACGAAGACAACCGTCTATATCCAGACCTCGCTCGACGGCGGCGCGACTGTGGCTGACATTGCCGCGATCACTTTCACCACCTCCGGTGCCTCCAAGATCGTCAACCTCTCAGGATTGACGCCGCACACGACCGAGGTCACGCCGACCGACGCCGCCCTCACGGATGATACCTGCGTCGACGGCGTTCTCGGCGACCGGCTACGCGCCAAAGTCGTTTCGACCGGCACCTATGCCGGGAACACCACCCTCAGCATCCGCGCCGGCGTGCGCTGATCTGTCTATCGGGAGTAACGCGCCATGACGACCCGCGATCCGCTGTACGCGGCGAGCAACTACGTCGAGCAGAACGGCACCCGCACCGTCATCGGTGGCGAGATCGACATCGTCACTGGCGGGAAGCTCAAGATCAACGGGACCGACTTGACCTCGGCTGTTAATGCCGTCGCCAACGATGCGGCCCGCTATGTCGGGGCCGGCTCGACGAAAACCCTTACTGCGGCCAACAACAAGCAAGTGATCTTTCTTGACACCGCGACGGGATCGACCGTCACGTTGCCGGCCGCGAGTGGATCGGGTAACCGGTTCCGTTTCGTCGTCACGGTCAAGGCCGCCTCCAACAGCCATGTGATCCAGGTCGCGAATGGCTCCGATTTCATGATCGGCAGCATTCACGGCATCTCCGACGACCCGGCGACGGTCAAAGGGTGGATCGCCGCCAACAGCGGCACGGTCTCGACAAACAGCGATACGATCACACTCAACCGCTCGACGACGGGTTCGGTTTCCGTCGGCGAGATCATCGAGGTCGAGGACATCGCTGCGAACACCTGGCTGGTGACCGGCGCCATCACACAGAGCGGTACTGAAGCGACCCCGTTCAGCGCAGCGGTGTAAACGGGCAGCTCCGTCGTTTTCCGTGCGTAACTACCTGATCACGAGCATCGTCACGCCTGCCGGCAGTGTTGATCTTATCGATGCGGCCGACGCCAAGGCTGAGCTGAAGATCGTCGACACCAGCGACGACACCCTCATCGCGCGCTTTATCACCGAAGCATCGACGATGGCCGCAAACTGGTGCAACCGCTCTTTTGTCGTGCAGACCTATCTCGATCAATGGCGGGTTGGCGAATGGGCGCGGTCGCATCGCCATTGGGGCGGCGCGCGCCAAATCAAACCGCTGCCGATGTCGAACGGACCCGTCATAGCGATCTCGGCCGTCGATCAGGACGCGACGCCGTTGACGGCTGGAACCGACTATGAGGCCGACCTCAGTGCGGGGCTGCTCTACCGGCTCGACGGTGACGGCAATGCCGCGTCCTGGTGGGGCGATCTGGTGACGGTGCAGTATTCCGCCGGGTACGACACGATCCCGGCCGATGTGCAGGCGGCGGTCTTCCGTCTCGTGACGATGCGCTACAAGGGAAGGGGCCGCGACCCGATGCTGCGGGAGCGCGACCAAGGCGGCATGGTCGGGCGCGAAACCTACTGGATCGGCGCACCTCCGATGGACGGCAGCCTGCCGGCCGACATCGCGGCGATGCTGCGGCCCTATCGTGTTCCGATGGTCGCCTGACGATGGAAATCACCGCGATCGTCTCGGGCGAGCGCGATTTCGCGGCGCGCCTTGACCAGATGCCAGCGCGCGTGCGCGAGCGCCTTGTCACGGTGATCACGTCGTTGACGGCACGCCTCCTGGCGGCTGTGCAGCAAAACGAGCCGCAAAGGACGGGGGCGCTGCGCAGCGAAACCCAAATGCGCGTCGATGTGACGGACGATGTGGTGCGCGGGCGTGTCTTTGTCGCGGCCCCCTCGGCGCGGGAGCATGCCAAGGCTGCCGCGTTGGAATACGGTGCCCATGGCATGGTTGCCGTGCGAGCCTACCAGCGGCAGGGACATACGCCGTTCGGCATGGCCGCCGCCCAGGTTGTCGCGGCTTACCGCCGCCAGGCGAATATCGTCGCCGATCGGTTCGAGCGCACCGCACTCGACGCGATGCGCGGCACGATCAAGGCTGAAATCACCGAAGCGCTCGAAAGCCTCTGATGAACCGGGAAGCGATCATGGCCGCGCTCTTCGCGCGGCTGCAAACGGTGTCGCAATTCGAGACGACGGGTCGCCGGGTGCAGTTTTGGAGCGATGTCCCGGCACAGCCGGCCTTGTTCCTGCGCCACGTGAAGGATGATTACCCGCCACGGCCGGAGGGCATACCTGCTCTCGTGACGATGCATGCCGAGGCGTGGATCTACTCGCGAGCCGGCGAAGACCCGCACGCGGTGCCGGAAACAGCGCTGAACCAACTGGTCGACGCGGTCGAGGCGGCGCTCGCGCCCGATGTCATCGTCCCGAATTTCTCGATCGAGAACGTGCAAACCCTGGGCGGCCTCGTCGAGCATTGCTGGATCGAGGACGAGGTGCTGTTCGATCCGGGGGATATCGACAAGCAGGCAAAGGCGGTCATTCCGATCGCGATGCTTGTGCCGCAATAACGGAGACAAGGCATGGACGACAACGAAGCCCAATTCGGGGCGGCAATAGACGCACCGAGGGAGCAGGTCGGCGAGACGCATGCAGCCGATGGCATTGAGCGCGAAGCGACGCTGGGTGCCGCTGAGCAGGCATCCCCGCGCCTCTCATCCGTCATCGACGAGTGGCTGGCGAAGTGGCGCCCCGAGAGCCCGGACCCGCACCATCCGGTGCAGTATCTCTCGGGCGCGTGGCACCATTTCACGGCAGCAGCGGAAGATCTGAAGGAGCGCCTCGCGAAGGGCGTCGTTCCGGTCCTCGTCGCCGTTGCGCTCCTCGCCGGTCTTGTCGGGCCGGTCATGGCGCAATCCGCAGGTTTGGCACTCCCGGCCACCCAGCAAAGCGTCCTGCAATTGGGGGCGGGACAATTGCCCGTGGGGCAGGGCGTCGGGTCGAACCCATCGGCCGTCACGGTCGGCGGCGACGCGACGCTCAATGCCTCGGGGTCCTTGATCGTCACAAAGACGAACGGCGCGAACCTCGGCACGGCAGCGATCGCGAACACCGGCACGTCGGGCGGCACCGTGCCGCTGTTGAACACGGCCAACACCTTCGCCGCGGGCGTCTTGCAGACCTTTGCCGGCCATGTCGCCTCGGGCGGTTCGTCGCCTTCGCTCTCCTCCTGCGGCACCTCGCCGGCGATCATCGGGGACGACAAGGACGGCCAGGTAACGATGGGCACCGGCTCCCCGACCGGCTGCGTCATCACCTTTGCGTCGGCCTATACCGCGGCGCCGATCTGCACCGTTAGCTGGCTCGCGACGCCCCTTGCCTCGCAGAGCTACGCGGTCAGCAACACCGCGATCACGCTGACCCAGACCGGCACCTCGTCAAATAAGGTCGCCTATCACTGTAGTGCGCAAGCGGGCGGCTGATCTCAAAACGCCCTTCAGGGCGCCACCTTCCTTTCGCGGGAGCTTAAAATCATGCAGCTCGCCTTCGGCGCCGGTGCCCTGTGGGGCAACCGCACGGACGTCACGGGGTCGGGGATCGGTCCCGACCAGTTCGGCATCCTGCAGGATGTCTCGGTCGATTTCTCCTGGCGTACCGAGAAGCTTTACGGGTCGAAGCAATTCCCCGTGGATATTGCCCGGGGCGAAGGGGAGATTACGGGCAAGGCAAAGTTCGCGCGCATCTTCGGCGCGATCTATGGCGATTTGTTCTTCGGCCAGACCCCGATCACCGGGCAATTGACGGTCGCCCAGAACGAACCCCAGAACGTCCCCGCGGGGTCGCCCTACGCAGTGACAGTCAACAACGCGGCAAATTATTCCGACGACCTCGGCGTCTACTACGCCAACACCGGGCTGCGCTTCACCCGAGTGTCTGCCGCGGCCTCAGCCGGGCAGTATTCGGTCAACACCGGTACCGGCGTCTACACCTTCTCGTCGGCCGACGCGAGCGCCGCAGTGTCGATCTCCTATCTCTGGAACAACGCCGCCGCCGGAAAGAAGCTCGCCGTCGCCAACCAATTCCAGGGCTACACGCCGACCTTCAAGGCGACCCTGTTCAATCAAAAAGCGACGCAAGGGGTGACGGCCGGGCTCGCGCTCGTGCTCAACGCCTGCGTCGCCGACAAATTGTCGATGCCGCTCTCGATCGGCCGCTACGTCATTCAGGAATTCGACTTCTCGGCCTTCGCCGACGCGGCAGACAACATCTGCACGCTCTCAGTCAGCGAGTAAACACAAGGACGCAAGGAACCCATGGCGGAAACGATCACGTTGGGCGGCCGCAGCTTCGAGTTGCCGCGGCCGACAATCCCCTACCTTGTCGAGTTGGGGCAGATCCTCGACGACGAGAAGCCGGGGGTCGCGGGCATCGCCGAACGCAATGGGCGCATCGTCGGCGCTGCCCTGAAGCGCACCGGTGCGGAGTTCGATCCGGACACTGTCGAGGTGGGGTTCGACGAACTCAACGCGGCGATCGAGAAGATCATGCAGGTCGCGGGCTTTCAGTGGGGAAAAGCGCCGCCGGCGAACGCCGGCTATCAGAGCAGCTCGACGAGCTCATCGCCGCCCTCGCAACCGGCTGCGGATACGTCTGGCCCCGAGACTTCGCCGAGCTGACAGTCAGAGACTGCGAGCGGGTTTTCCGGTACTGGGAAACGCATCCTCCGACCTACCAGCTGGTCGGGCTGATCGCCCGAATGCTCGGGTGGAAAGGGCCGCAGGAAGAAGAAAACCCCGACCTCGACAAGATCGAGGCCGAATTCGCAAAAATGGGGCTGCCGGTCGTCCGCAACGCCGACATCGGGCCGCCGAAGGCGATCCTCGATTTCGATAATGACGACGAGCTCGCCGAACGAAATAAGCAGCGGATCGTCGAGATCGCGAAGCGGGGAGCTTCAGGTAGGGGCTGAGGCCTTGATCGCTCTCTCGATCCGCTGGGCCGCACTCCCAATCGTCGCCAGAATCAGCGACAGGACACAAACTACGATCAGCACGGCGCCGAGAATTTCGACAAGAGCGCTGCTCGCGAAGAACATCGCGATCCCGGCCAAACCGGAAATCAGCGCCAGAACAGCGCCCACGACCTTCGCCGCTTCCATCATCTCCCCCGAGTGTTAATCGCGTCTTGCGGGACCGGAGTATAGTCCAATAGCCGACAACCTGACACTGACGATCGGTGCCGATTCGGCGCAATTGCGGGCGCAGCTCGCGGTGGCGCAGTCGGAACTCCGCGCGTTCTCGCGGGAGATGAACAACGCTGCGAATGCGGTGCGTCGGTCGGGCAGCGATTTATCCTTTGCCCAGGCATCCCAAGCGGCGGCGAACGTCAATCGGTTGACAACCGAAGTCTCGCGGCTGAAGCGGGAGATGAGTGAGGGAGGCGAAGCTCTTCGCGGCATGGAAGCCCTGGGAGAGGGCGCCGAGAAGGTCTTGACGACCGTCACCTCAATGCGCGGGGCCTTCCGCGAGCTCGGCGAGGCGATCGGCATCGCGCTCGCGGTCGAAAAAATCGGCGAGTGGACCCGCGAAGCATCCGAGGCCGCCGAGGAGACGCGGAATTTCGCTGCCGCGGTCGGCATGACGGCCGAGCGGTACTCCGAGCTCCAGGGGGCGATGAAGCTCGCCGGCGGCAACGACGAGACCATGGCGCGCGCGCTGACCATGTTGCAGCAGCGCGCGCAGGAGGCCCTGAAGGCTGGAGGCGGTAAGGCGTTCGACGCCTTCATGGCGATCGGACTCAAGCCGGACGACCTCAAAAAATCATCAGACGAATTGCTCGGCATGCTTTCCGACGCATGGAAGCGGATGGGCGAAGGGCCGGCCCGCACGACCGCGTTCGGCGATATCTTCGGCGCGCGCCAACTCTCCAATATGGTCCACCTTCTCAATGCCGATGTTGAAGAATTAACTGCGCGGGCGCGGCAACTGAACCTTGCCCTGGGCGACCCGGCCCTAAAAACCCTCTCGGCCATGGCCGAGAAAAGCCATGAACTCGCTGGCGCATGGGAAGGGCTGAAAAACACCGTCGCCACAACCTTCTCCGGCGCCGTCATCTCCGAAATGGAGTCGATGACGCACGCGATCGAGGGTTGGACGAAGGCAATGCAGTCTGGGTTTGTGCCGCCGTCCGGCTCCGGGCTTGGCGGGTACCTGACGGGCAAAGGCGGCTATGTCGATCCGACAACCGGCGCCTGGATACCGGAGGGACTCGGCGCCGCATCAAGTCCCCCAGCGCGCGTCACGCCGATGCAACGATGGCGCGAGCTGAGCGGGCGAACGATGCTCCCTGGCGGCGCGCTATCGGGCGAGTCGACCGGCGACTCAGTCGATGCCGTTGTCTCTAGGATGGTCAGCGCAGCGGGTGAGAAATTCGACCGCGCGTGCGCCGAACTGGTGAACGGCGCCCTCGCGAGCGCCGGCCTGCCGACTTCGGGCAGCAACCTTGCGTCCAGTTTCCGCAACTATGGGCGCGGTGTGTTACCCTCGGACGTGCGGCGCGGTGACATCTTCTATACAGGGCCATCGGGTTGGGGCGACACCGGCCATGTCGGCGTGACGCTCGGCTCCGTGGTCAACGGCCGTGTCCAGGTCATGTCGAGCCACATGCAGGGCTCCCCGGACAACCCGGCCGGGGTCGAATGGCGCAACGCCGCCAATCTGCAATTCCGCCGGCCAGCTTATCCGGGATCGTTCGGCGCGGGAGACATCCCGGATTGGTCTGCCGCCAACAAGGCGATGCTCGCGAAGTTCGATGAGCAGATTGCGCAGGCACGAGAGAAGGCCAGTCAGGGCGACCGCAAATCCCTCGACGACCTGAAGCGCCTGCAAGACGAAAAGATGAAGTACGAGGCCATGGGCCTCGATGACCGCAATGCCTACCTGCGGGCGCACGCGCCGGAGGAGACCGCCGAGCGGATCAAATCCGCCGAGTCGGCAAATCGCGAACTGACCGCGCTCAATCTGCAGTATTACGACGCGGACACCCGCAACAAGATCGCGAGCCTGCGAGAACAGCAGGCGGCAACCCAGGATTACGCCAAGAAGATCGCGCTGCAGCAGGAAATCATCTCGACTCTCCAGCAGCGCCAGTCTGGCCGGCCGATCGGCCCCGGCATTGGCGACAATGCCGTCGCCGAAGCGCAGCGGCAACTGGCCGCCCTTCGGCGCGAGCAGTCGGCCGAAGGCGTCCGGATGGCCGGACAGGACTATTCCGCCCTGCGGCAAAGCGATGAAACGCGGCTGCGCGGAGCAAGCGCGGCTTATGGCGTCCTGGTCGATGCCCACGCGATGGTCCAAGCGGACGCTCTAAAGGTCGAACTCGCGCTTGCCCAGCAATTTGGTCAGGCTGAGTTGGCGGCGGCCGAACATGCGCGCGATGTCGCGACCGCAGCCGGCAATGAAGCGGAAATCCGGAAGGCCAATAACCAGGTTATCGAGCAGCAAGTCGCGAACCTGACGCGCGTCGCGGAAATCCAGAAGAAGATAGCCGACGACGCCAAAAAGACCGCCGACGCGTGGGCTGAACCCTTCAAGCGGGCGATCGACCAAGTTGGCAGCGGTATCGAAGGCGCGCTGAAGGGCATCATTACCGCCCGCACGGCACAAGAGCGCGGGCAGGCCTGGCAGGGCCTCAACAAGTCGATCGTCGGCACCGGGATAGATCTCGGAGGGTCGCTCCTCTCCAAGGGATCGGCGGCTTTGCTCGGCGCTCAGAACGGCCAGGGCATCGGCGATTTCCTGTCGGGGAAGCTTCTCGGCATGCTCGGTCTGGGCACCCAGACGCCGCAGATTGCATTGCAGACCACGGCCAATGCTTTGCTGGCGGAGATCGCTGCGAACACAGCCGCAACCGCAGTCACGAGCGCCGCCGGTAGCGGCACCAGCGCTCTGAGCGCTGCCGGCAGCCTGGGCGGCGTCGCCAGCGGCGCGAACTCGCTCGGCCTCTTCGGCTGGATCGGTAGCCTTTTCGGCGGGGGCGGCGGAGCGTCGTCGGCCGTGACCGCGGCGGCTGTGCTATCCCGCGGCGGCATCATCCCAAGAGCCGCCGGCGGCTGGATCGTCCCCGCGGCTGCCGGTGGATGGTCCTTGCCGTCCTCCTTCGGTTCCGATCGGGTGCTCTCTGCGCTCACCCCCGGGGAGATGGTCCTCCCGACGAAGATATCGAACTGGGTGCAGAAAGCAGCAGGCGCATCTATAGGCGGCGGTGGAGATGTACACGTCCACGTCGGCGCCGGCGCCACGATCTTCGATGGCCCGAGCTTCTCCCGATACATGCAGCGCGAGGGCCGGGAGGCAATTGAGACGACGGTGCGGCGGTTGCTGCGCGGTCCTGTTGCGGCGTGGAGATAGGGTCAAAATGCTGAGTGGCGACAGAAGGGCCGCTGCGCTGACACCTGATGAAACGGTATTGCCGCCCTTCGTCGCGGCGATCCTGCGCGCGGTGTTTGGGAAGCGGCCGCTACCGGTGCGTCCAACCGCGGACGACCTGATCGTCAAAGACCGCAGCAAACGGGCACGGCAAGCCCGGGGGCGGGAATAAAATGCCCGTCTCCTGCGGCTCCTGCACCCTGTGCTGCACCCTCCTTGAGGTGTCGGAAATCGGGAAGGCGCGTCTCGCTCCCTGCCCGAAGCTCCGCCAGGGTGTGCCGGGCTGCTCGGTCTACAATTCTCGTCCCGGTGCATGCCGTGGGTTCGCGTGCCTCTGGCTCGAGTCGCAATCACGCGCGAACCCGTCCGACCATATGGGACTGGAGATGCGCCCCGATGTGTCGCACGTCGTGATGGGGCCGCCGCGCCTGCCCGACCGGACCCGCCTCTATGTGCATGTCGACCCGGCCTTCCCGGATGCGTGGAAGAAGGGTCGCGTCGGGGAATACCTGCGCTGGCTTGTCGATGAGCGGGGGATCGAATTACACGTCTTCATCGGCGAGGAGGAAAAGCGGATCAAGGGCGAGTTGATGCTGACCGGCACCGCGCAGGAATTTGCCGAATTGGATGCCGCCTAAATCATGGCGTTTTCGTTGCCGGTCTGGCCGCTCGGCACGAGCAATGTCGGCTGGCCGGTCACCAAATCTCCGCGGTTCGCGACGCGCACCCAGAAGGCGGTGTCGGGGCGGCAGTTGCGGATCGCCGATCAGCAGAACCCGATCTGGATGTTCACGCTGCCGGTCAAGGTGCTGCGGGACGACAACGATGTTCGCGCCGGCGCCGGATTGGGGCCTGGCATTGGCTTCAACGAGCTTCGGCAGCTCGCGAGCTTTTTTGCCGGGCTGAAGGGCAGCCTCGGAAATTTTCTCTATTCCGATCCGACCGACAATGTGGTGGTGGGCCAAGGCCTCGCCGGCGGTGACGGAACGACGGTCAATTTCCCGTTTCTGCGGCAACTCTACAGCGGCGGATTTTCCGAGCCGATTGTCGCGGCGATCACAGACGGATCGGCGCCGCTCAACGTCTATCTCAATGATGTTGTGCAACCGCCGTCGAATTACGGGTTTTCGTCGGCGCTCGGACTGACTGGGGTCGCCGACACGATCGTCTTCAACAGTGCTCCCGGCAACGGCGTCGCCGTGGCGGCGGACTTTTCATACTTCTTCCTGTGCCACTTCACCGACGACAGCATGGATTTGGAAAACTTTCTCTACCAGCTGTGGCAGGCGAAAGAGGTGAAGTTCGAGAGTGTGCTGATTTGAGACCGTGTCCCGCGGCGCTTTCGGCCTTTCTGGCCGGATTTAATTTTGAGGTCGCGATCGTCGACCTCTACACATTCCAGCTATCAGGCGGGGAATACCTGCGATTTTCCGGCGGCAATGGCGCCTTGGTGGTGCCGTCGTCGGCTTTTGCCGATCCGAACAGCGTCAATTATGGGGCGCAGCAGCTTTTCGCGCTGGGGCCGCGCTTTGGTCGGTCGAAGACCTCGACCAAAATCGGGGTCGAGCCGGCCGAATTGGACATCGACATTCTCGCCGGTGGCTCCGACCAGGTCGGCGGATTGACCTTTGCCGATGCGGTGCGGGTCGGGGTGTTCGACGGCGCGACCGTCGAATTGGACCGGTATTTCGCGCAGCCAAACGGCTCGGCCCTAGGCTGCCTAACGTGGTTTTACGGGCGGGTCGCCGAGACCGATATCGGCCGATCGAAGATCGCGATGAAGGTGAAATCGCTGATGAATTTGCTGGCGGTCCAGCAGATGCCGCGGCGGCTGTTCCAGGCGTCGTGCGGTTTCGTGTTCGGCGACCGGATGTGCGGCTACAACCGGGTGACCGGGGTGGCGGCCGACGGGACAACCGGAGGGCCGGCGCAGATCACGATCACCGCCGCCTCGGGGTCAAGCCAGTCCGGCCTCGTCTGCGCGACCTCGGTGTCGAACGACTACCTGGACGGCACCGTCACCGGCCTCACCGGGGAGAATGCCGGGTTCAGCCGCACCGTCGCGTGGCTGCCGGCCGGCGGCCTCGGGATCGGCCTCATCTACCCATGGCTGTTTCCGGTCGCGATCGGCGACACCTTTACCGTGCTGCCGGGCTGCGACCACACGACGGGATCGGGCGGCTGCGCCGGGCGCAACAACCTGCCGCGGTTTGGTGGCATGCCCTATGTGCCGCCACCGGAAGCGGCGTTCTAAGGGGGCAAAAATGGCGCCAGCAACTGAATTGCTTGCGAAGACGGGATTTCGGACTCCGGTAACGGAGAACTGCACTGTCCTGCTGACGCGCGATCACAGAGCCGGTCATGTTCCGACCGCGCGCGAAATGGAAAACGCGCAAGTTGTCGTCAATGTGCCCGATGACCGGCTCTATCTTTGCTGTAATGATGAAGTCATCTACTTCGACTTAGCGCGGCCCTCCGCGCCGAATGGGATTGCACCGTAAACGTGGCCGAAGCCGTCGCCATCCTGCAGGACCGCTCGATGCGCATCGCGCCGGGCGAGCGGGTGCGGAGCGACTGGATCGATATCGACCTCGTCGTGCTCGGCTGCCGCGACCGCATGGCGGTCGGCGATGTCGGCGACAAATGGCGCGAGATATTGCAGCGCGGCGACGATGCCGCATGGCCGCCGCCGCGCGGTCACTGGCGCGAGGACGGCCGGTTCGTGCTGACCGATGGGCGCCACGAATATATCGCGGCGCTGATGCACGGCCGCGAGAAGTTGTTTGCCGCCTGGGTCGAGGCGCGGCCGTGACGGAGCGTGCCGCGGTCATTGTCGAGGCGAAATCCTGGATCGGCACGCCGTTCCACCACCAGGGGCGGATCAAGGGGAAAGCGGGCGGCGTCGATTGCCTGATGTTCCTCGCCGAGGTCTATGAGCGCGCTGGGGTCTGCGGCCATATCGAGCCGCCGTTCTATGTGCCCGACTGGCACATGCACCGCGATGCCGAGCGCTACATGGAAGGACTGCTCGGCTATGCCCATGCGATCGACGGGCCGCCGGAACCGGGGGATATCGCGCTGTTCAAGTTCGGCCGCACCTTCTCGCACGGTGCGATCGTCATCGAGTGGCCGCGGATCGTGCATGCCTATGCGTGGGCGAGACAGGTCACCCTGGGCGACGCGTCGATCGACGGGCGGCTGAGAGACAAAGACACCCGGTTTTTTACGCCGTTCCGATGAAGCTTTTGTCGCTCCTTTGGGCGCTGCTGCGGGACACGCACGGCGGTGGCGGCCCGTCGCCCTTCGTCAACGCGTTCTCCGGACCGAATGACGGGTCGCTGCGGTACAACACTTCGCAATTCGGCTCGCCGCTGTTCCTGGTCTACGGGACTCAGCGCGTCAGTGTGAACCTCCTCGAGGAGTTCAATTTCTCGGGATCGGGGTCGTCTGGGAAGGGCGGCAAGGGGCTGGGTTCATCGGGCGGCAAGAAGGGCGGCGCCAGCTACACGATCGATGTCGCATTCGGGGTTTGCCAGGGGCCGGCCACCTTCACCGGTGCCCCTGTCGGGTTTTCCGGCAACAACCGCGTCTGGGCCAATGGCGGGGTCGCCGGATCGGACCGGGTAGGTCTCAACTTTTATGTCGGGACGGACGGCCAGACGGCAGACCCGGTGTTCGAGAGCTCGGACCCGAATACGCCCGTTATCGCCTATTCCGGCACCACCTATGTCACCGGCACGCCGATGCAGCTGGGATCGACCCCGGCGCTGCCGAACATCTCATTCGAGGTGTCGGGGATCGGCAGCGGGGCGTGGGTCACGGCGGGGTACAGCGGCTATGGCGGTGCGTCGCCGGCGCCGAGCGGCGGCGGGTGCGGGCCAGGGTTCCCGGGAGATGCCAATCCGGCCTTTATCATCACCGATCTTTTGACGAACCCGCGCTATGGCGCGGGGTTTCCGATCGGCAATCTCGACGTGGCGGGATCGGTCGCCGATTACGGCAATTACTGCCAGGCGGCTCAGCTCGCGATGTCGCTGTTGCTCGACCGTCTCCAGCCCTGCGCGCGCTGGATCGAGGAGATTTGCGAACTCACCGTGTCGGCGCCGGTGTGGTCGGGTGCGCTGTTGAAGATCGTTCCGTACGGCGACCAGGCGCTCAGCCAGAACGGTGCGACGTGGTCGCCGAACCTGACCTGGGCCTATTCGCTGACCGACAGCGATTTTCTCGACTGGGGTGGCGATTCCGACCCGGTCATCTGCACCCGGAAAGACCCGGCGACGATGACCAATTGGCTCAGCCTCGAATACATGGACGCCAGCAACTCCTACAACCCTCAGATACTCCCGCAGTGGGACCAAGCCCTGATCGACCAGTTCGGCGTCCGCCTGGAGCCGCCTGTGCAGGGCCACGAATTCACCAACGCCACTTCGGCCAGCGTCTCGGCCCAACTGATGCTGCAGCGCAAGGCCTATATCCGCAACACGTACAAATTCAAGCTGGGCTTCCGCTTCTCCTTGTTGGAGCCGATGGACATCGTGCTCCTGACTGACGGCAATCTCGGCCTCGCGCAGCAGCCGGCCCGCGTTATCCAGATCGAGGAAGACGACAACAGCGAGTTGACGGTCACCGCCGAAGAAATCCCCGGCGTTATCGGGGCGGGCGGCCTGATCGCGCCGCAAGGCACCGGCACGGCAACCGTCTACACCCGGCTGACAAGCGCCGGGTCGATGGCGGCCGACATGCTCGCGGACCCCGGCACGGTCAACCCGCCGGTCATTTTCGAGCCGCCGTCGGCGCTGACCGGCGGCGCGCCGGAAGTCTGGGTCGTCGCGACCGGGGAGAGCACGACTTACGGCGGCTGCCTTGCCTATATCTCGCAGGACGGCAACACCTACGCGCCGATCGGCACGATCCTCGCGGGCGGCCGCCAGGGCGTCCTGACGGCCAACCTGCCGAGCCACGCGGACCCGGACACCGCCGACACCCTGTCGGTGGACCTGTCGATGTGCGCGGGATCGATGATTTCCGGCACACAAGCCGACGCCGACGGGTTGGTGACGCTCTGTTATGTGGACGGGGAATTGATCGCCTATGAGACGGCGACCCTTACCTCGGCCAGCCACTACAACCTGACCTATCTGCGGCGCGGGGCCTATGGGACGGCAATCCGGGCACACGCATCGGGGTCGCAATTCGCGCGGTGCTCGCCGACGGATCCCGCAGTCCTGCGGTACGCGTTCCCGGCCAGCTATATCGGCCGGACGCTCTATTTGAAGCTGCTGGCGTTCAACACGTTCGGGCTGGAACTCCAGACGCTGGACGAGGTCGAGCCGACGATCTTTGCACTGACCGGAGCCGGCGCCGTCATTACGCCGAACAACCAGGTCATCACCAATATGCTCGACGGCGTGACGCCGGAAGACTGGGGCACCATCGGCACGCCCGTCATCGCGACCGCCGATTTCGGGGTCATCTCGCTCACGCCCGGTCTCGATATCGATCTCGGCACCGTCTGAGGAACAGCCGTGGCAGAAACCCAGGTCCAGCATGCGCGCGGGACATCGGCCCAGTTCGGCTCCTACACGGGGCCGGCCGGCGAAATCAACGTCAACATCGACGACTATTCGCTGCGGGTGCAGGACGGCTCGACGATCGGCGGCTGGCCGCTGCGGACCGTCGCCTCGGCCGGCCGGAGCTACAACAACAGCGCCACATCGGGCAGCACGATCACGCCGACGGCGCATTCCGGCGGGATCATTTTCGACTTGGGCGGCCCACTGGCGGCACTGACGATCAATTCTCCGGGCAGTCCGAACGACGGGGATGATTTCGAGGTCGTGACGACGCAGCCGATCGCGGCGGTGACATTCGCCGGCGCCGGCGGGGCAACGGTCAAGGGCGGCACGTTCGGCCTGGGGCCGAACTCGTGCATCCGGTTCTTCTACCGCGCGGCCAATACGACCTGGTACCGGGGCTTGGCGAGCGGGCTTCTGGGCTTCGACCAGGCCCAGATCATGCAGAATTTGGGAGTTTGACCCGATGTTGAAACGGCTTCTCGGAGCGGCCGGCCTCGCGTGGCTGCTGGGCACGGCAGCGGCGCTCGCAGCGCCGACGCCGAATTCCGCGATCATGCCGCAGACGCCGAAAGAGGCGCTGGGAACCGTCACCAACGCCTCGGGCACGACCCCGCAGACGCTCTATGCGGCCGGGACGAACGGCAGCAAGGTGGTCGGTATCAGCTGCTCCAATACCGACACGTCGAGCTATACGCTGCAGCTCTTCCTGCGCACCGCCGCGACGAACTACGTCCTGACCTCGGCGACAATCGCCGTTTCGGCCGGCAATGTCGCCGCGACGGCGCCCCTCGCGCTGTTGAGCAGCTCGACGATCCCGGGGATTGCGACCGATGCAGCGGGGCAGCCCTATCTCTATCTCAATTCCGGCGACAGCCTGATGATCGGGACGACGGTGACCGTCACATCGGGCAAGCAGATCGCCTGCGAAGCGACGATCGGCGACTTCTGATGCGCCGTTTCGGGTTGAACGCCGTCGCATTCGCGGCGGCGATGCTGGCGGCCGCCCCGGTCCTGGCACAGATGCCGGGGGCGACGGAGCCGCGACCGCGGCTTGTCCCTGGAGGGGTGCTGACCTCGCCGGTGTTGAGCGGCACCGTCAAGTTCTCCGGCATCACCGGCTCGACGCAATGCCTCCAGGCGAATTCGAGCGGCGTCGTCTCGGGTTCCGGGGGGTCCTGCGGCGGAACGCCGGCGGGGTCGACCGGCGCGATCCAGTACAACACCGGCAGCGCCTTTGGGGGCGCCGTCGTCTCCGGCCTGGTTAAGGGCAACGGGACGAGCGCGCCGAGCGCGGCGACATCGGGCACCGATTACGCTCCCGCCACGAGCGGCAGCGCGATCCTGAAGGGCAACGGATCGGGAGGATTTTCGAGCGCCGCATCGGGGACGGACTACGCCCCGGCCACAAGTGGCAGCGCGATCTTAAAAGGCAACGGCTCCGGCGGGTTTTCCAGCGCCGCCAGCGGAACCGACTACGCACCCGCGACGAGCGGGTCGTCGATCCTGAAGGGAAATGGCTCAGGCGGTTTTTCCAACGCCGCATCGGGCACCGACTATGCCCCCGCAACAAGCGGAAGCGCGATCCTCAAGGGCAATGGGTCCGGCGGGTTTTCCAACGCCGCGAGCGGCACCGACTATGCACCCGCCACGAGCGGTTCTGCCATCCTGAAAGGCAATGGCTCAGGCGGGTTTTCGAGTGCCGCGAGCGGTACTGATTATGCGCCGGCGACCTCCGGCTCTGCGATCCTGAAAGGCAACGGTAGCGGCGGCTTCTCCAGCGCCGTGAGCGGCACCGACTACGCCGCAGCGCCCCTGATGGCAGTGTTGTCGAGCGACGCACCGGGCTTCACCAGTAACACGACACTCGGGACAGTCGGTTTGTCGGCCTCGCTCGTCGCCGGCAAGACCTATGTGTGCGACGCGACCCTCCTGGTGTCATCGAGCTCCGGCGGAGCTCAGGCCGAGCTCGCGACGAGCGACACGCTGACCACGACCGCGATCGGCTATGTCGTCAACCTCTTCGTCAACACGGCGTCGTCGTCCAAGTTTTCGACGGTCCAGTCAGCGCTCGCGAGCGCCGTCGGCGTCACGGCGCAGGTCAATTCGATCGAGATACACGCCGGCATCGTCGTCAACGCGGCCGGCACCCTCCAGGTTGAGGCCGCCCAAAATTCATCGAATGCGGCGACCACGACAATCAAGGCGGGGTCGCAACTGAAGTGCCAGCCGACAAGCTGAGCGGAGACACCTGATCGATGCGATGGCTGTTTAAGGCGGCGCTCGGCGCCGCAGCGGTTGCGGCTGCCTGGGTCCCGGCTGCCTATGCGGGGTCAGGCAATTGCGGGCAGGCGTTTGTCGCGCCCTCGCAATCGTCGGTGTCCCCTGCTGCGGGCAACGACGGCACGACTTATTCGCCGGCGAGCGTCTCCGGCTCATCCCTGACCGTCAACCTGCCGACCATCGGCACCGTGGCGGTCGGCTGGACTGTCTGCGCGACGAGCGATGCAAACAAGGCTTCGGTGCTGAGCGCGCCGCTGCTCGCGGCCCCAGGTGCGCCGACGCTCGGCACGGCAAACGGCGGCACGCTCACCTCGCGCACCGAATATTACAAGGTCACCTATGTAAACCTCGCCGGCGAGACGCTCGCATCGAGCGAGGCGTCGGTGGCGGTCGGGGCCAACCAGGTGGCGACACTTGCCTCGCCCGGCAGTCTCGGCAATGCGACCGGCTACAACGTCTATGCCGCATCGAGTTCGGGCGCGGAGACGAAGCAGAATGCGTCCCCGATCGCGCTCAACAATAACTGGACGGAGCCGACGAGCGGGCTTGTTTCTGGCGCTTCCCCGCCCGGCACCGGGACGGCACCATCCGCTTACATCCTCGGCGGGGGGCAATCCCTTGCCACCCTGACAGTCGGCCAGGGCGGCAATTACCAGTTCGCGCAGCTCCTGGCCGATGGCACAAATTACCGCGTGACCAGTGCCTATTTGCAGACCCTGGCGACAAATGGCGCGAGCCCTGTCTTCCCGGCGCGATGGGTCTACCCCGGCGGCCCCGGCTACCAGGCGACCCAGAACGACAACGGCAACGTCATCTCTTCGGCGCTGACTTCGGGCGGACTCACGGTCACGTTGCCGTCGGCATCCTCGATCGCTGCGGGGTGGTCCGTCGGCTTGGCCGCCGACGCCAATATGCCGCTAACAGTGCAGACCGGCGGCGCGGCCACGATCCGGCTGCAGGGCGGCAGCACGGTGTCGAGCTGGAAAATCTCGAATTCCAGCTACTTCCTGACGCAACTGCAATTCGACGGCGCGACCTTCCGCGTGCAGGGGCAGCAGGGCTTATCCTCCGCGGTACGGACGATTACCGGGACGGCGTCGGACACGCTGCTGTCGACCGACGCCACGGTCCACTGGGCCGATCCAACCCGCACGACGAACGCGACGGAGACGCTGCCGGCCTGTCCCTCGGGAATCGACCAGAACCAGCGCACGATCAGCGACGATGTGGGCATCGCCGGCACCTACCTGATCGCGCTTACCGCACCTTCCGGCACGACGATCAATAAGCAGCCCGTCTTCTACTTGAATTGGAACGGTGGCTCGGTCACGATCCAGTGCGACGGGGTCTCCAACTACACAGTCTCGAACACAAACCTCGGCACCGCGAACGTTACCTCGGTCGCACAGCCGAGCGTCGGCCCCAATAGCACCGACGCCGTGACGATGATCGGCCTCGGTAACGGCAACACGCCGACGCGCGCGAGTCTGTCGGACCTGCAATCACCTCTGTCCCGTACGGCGTGGGGCCTCTATACCGCGACGATCTCCAAGGCCTTTGTCCCGAGCTATTACCCCCAGCCGATCGACGCCGCAAACGCCGACGTGCTCAATGTCTGCACGTTTGCGAGCCTCACCTTGTCGGGTGCGGTCAGCGGCACGAGCGCCACCTTTACGACCGCGAGCCAGTACCCGACCGGGGTTTACAACGCGACGCTCGGCGGCGGCACGAGCTACGGCACAATCCAGCTTACCCGCGGCAGCACGGCCGGGACGTTCGCGGCGAGCGAATCGATCCCCGCCGGGACCGCAATCCGCCTGACGCCGGTCGGTCCGGCTACGGTGCAGATCAACGGCGCGACGAGCGCGTCCACCTCGGCGGCCTTGGCATCGCCGAACACGATGCCGAGTGGCACCTACGATGTGTCGGGCGAGGGAATAACCGCCGGCACGACGATGACCGTGACCAATGGCAGCGCCACGGTGACGTTCTCCTCGGCTCAGACGCTCGCCAACAGCGCCGACCTTCGTTATGCCGACCTCGCCTGCATTTTCGATGTAAGCGGGATCGGCTACGTCGAACCCTACCGAATTCAGGCATCGCAGAACAACGTGACGCTCGATTTCGGCGACACGTCGAGCCTCATCGGGAATTACACAACCTATGCCGGCGAAATGCTGGCGATCGACACCGGCGAGACCGCCTCGATCGTGCGCCTCGGCGCGGGGCTCTATGGCGTTACCGCCGTCTCCTCGCCGACCGCGGAAATCGGTTCGCGCCCGGCGGTTGCGGTCACGACGACCCCATTCTCCGCCCCCGCCGGCGGGGCGAATATGACCTACAGCAACAACACCGGCGGCAACAATACGATCTATTTGCAAGGCCAGGACCTCAACAAGCCTTATTTCTACTGGTCGTTTTCCGCCTATACGACGCTCGACCCGGGCGCCAACGGCACGATCTATGGTCTCGCGCAAGGGCAGACCAAGACCCTCGCCAAGTACCAGATGGCGGAAGTCATCCAGATATCGCCGGGCGGCGTCTATTACGTGATGCCGTTCGAGCCGGCGCCGCTCGACCCCGTATGGGGAACCACGTCTCCGGCGGTCGAGACGACGACCAGCACCTCATACGTCATGGCGGGTTTAGCGCAGTCCTTTACACCGGGGAAAACCGGTCGCATCGCGCTCAAGCTGCAAACGGCACTGAAGACCGATACGAGCGGCGATGGGTGTTCAATCCAATGGGTTTATGGGACCGGCGCCGCGCCGAGCAACGGCGGGTCGGTGACGGGCACCGTGATCGGTCAGCCTGTCACGTACGATGCGATGGCGACTGCTTTGAAGGGATATCCGGTTGCTGTTGAGGCGCTGATTACCTCCGGTCTGACGCTCGGCACGACCTATTGGGCGGATGTGCAAATCAAGACCGTGACGGGAGGCACCTGCTCGATCAACACCAATTCCGTCATGATCCGGGAGAGCAATTGATGCGGCGCGCAATTCTCGGGTTGCTGCTGGACGCCTTGTGTCTTACGGGCGTCCATGCGGCGGAGCCGCTCTATGGCATCCCGCGGCGGGTGTACGACGCCCGGGTCATGCTGCTGGGGTATTCGATCCCGGAATACATGGTCGCGGCACCGGCACTGACCGCCCTTAAAAATGGCATCATCTCGGGGTCGGTCTCCCCCGTGGTGCGATCCGCCGAGGTCATCAACAATGCGGTCAGCGGCTCCTTCGCTTGCGGCGAAAACGGCGCGATCCTGTCGGGCCAGTCAAACTACTGGGCGCTTTACAATGGCGGTTCCCCGACGGCCGGTCCCTATCTGACCAGCGCCTTGAGCGAGATTGCCGCTCGGCTCGCCACCAGCGTGACCCACCCGACGCCCGACCCTCCAACGGCATTCCTGGCGGGCCTTGGCGGGGAGGACGCGCGCTACTATCACCAGATCGGGTCGCAGGTCGCGACGCAATACACTGTGTGCATGGAATATATCATCGCGCAGGTGGAGGCGGCGCTCGGCGGATCGGGGCCGGTGCCGTTCTATTTCGACGTGATCCAGCGCTACGGGGCCAACATTAGCACCGATGGCAGCTTCGGCGGCCTCGATGCGATCCGGGCGCAGCAGCTGACCAACGTCATGGCCTATGCCAACGTATACCCGCTGCCGGAAGTCTACGATTACGGGATGATTTCGACCTCCGGACACCCGGACCTGAATTTTCAGGCGTCCTGGGGCTCCCGGTGGGCGGCCGCCATTGCCAAGCACCAATATGGCGGTACGAACAGCTTTCTCGGGCCGACGATCTCAACCTGCACGTCGTCGGGATCGACGATCAGCGTCGCGATCGCGCCGGAAAGCGGCGACACTCTGGCGACGCCGAGCTCTGCTTTAGGGCCATGGGGCTTCGCGTTTTACGACGGGACAACCCCGCTCAACGCGACCTGGATCGGCTGGAACGGCAACACCGCACAGTGGAATGCCGGCGAGTCGAACGTCGCGGCGCTGCATTGCAAATACATCAGCGACTGGGGACCGGGCTTTGATCCGACCCGCGTCGTTTCGGGGGTGACATCGACGATGCCGCTCCGCCAGAAGCAATTCTGATGAGCGGCAATCCCTCGGAAATCGCCGCGCTCGTCGCAGATCTCCGCAGCCAGCTGGCTGCCGCAAAGGCGGCGCAGAGCGAGGTGGAGGCCGAGCGGGACCGCTTGCGCCACGCGAATACGGATTTATCGCGGCAGCTGGACGATGCCCGCAGGGTGCCGCCCCCGGCACAGACCAATGCGGCTCTCGATACCGCGCGAGCCGAGGTCGATCGGCTGCGCGCCCAGGTTGCCGATTTGTCGGACCGGATCGGCCGTCAGCCCTCTCCCGATGCGGCGCTCCAGGCCCGCATCGTCGAATTGGAAGCGCTCTGTCTCGCCGATCCGCCGGCGGGGAGCGGCATTGTCAAGGTTCAGCGCTACATGACCAGCGACGGGCGCAAGCACAAATTGCTGCCGGATGCGCAGCACCACGCGGCGAAACTCGGGATCATGGCCGATCTTGGTCTCGATGAGCGCACCGCCGAGGGACTGATTGCGCGCAAGGATCGGCTGGCCGCACATCTTGCGATGCTGGCAGATCCTACTGCGGCGGCGGCTGGGGGATAGCGCATGCCGGACGAAGACGGCGGCCTCCTGAAGACTGCCCGCTACGTGCCCGAGGTGCATCTCGGGCACCTACTGCAGATAGCGGCGACGGTAGCGGCAGCCGTGGGTACGGCCGGCGGTATCTATTTCGGGATCATCGCCCACCTCGCCGACAACGATCGCCGCATCGCGGTGCATGACCAGCGGCTTGTGGCGGTCGAGGCCTATGTCACCCGCGTCGACGACGCGGAAAAAACCTTGGCGAATTCGACGGCCGCGAAACTCGACTCGATCCAATCCTCGCTGGCCGATCTGCGGGTGCTCGTCGCGGGGCTGGGCCATGACGCGCCGCGCCGTTGAACTCCTGCTGCTGACGCTCGGCGTCGCGTCCTGCGCCGTATTGCAGGGACCGGCGCCGGCGCAGATCCCGGCGTCATTGGTCGTGCCCCCGAGGGACCATTACCGGACGGAACCGCGGCCGGCGCGGCATGACCGGCCAAAGCCCGCCGCCCGATCCGATGACATCAGCGACCGGCAGGCCGTAATCGACCAGCAGCTCGACGCGATCAGCGCACAAATCAAAGAAATCCGGGACCGGCTGAAGCCGCCGCAAGACCAATAAATTCGTCGCCCACGATTTAAGCGCAAAGGACAGCGCCACTGCGGCGCCTCGCCACTCAGGAGAGATTTGATGACGGCAATTATCGGCTTCGACGCCGATCAAGACTGCTCGCGTGTTGCGGCCCTCCTGAAAGAACGGGGCGGCGGCTTCATTGCCCGATACCTGAAAAACCTCAGCCTCGCCGAGGCGGGAGCGATCCTGCACGCAGGGCTCGAGATCCTGCTGATCTTCGAGACGACGGCCGAGCGGGCGTTGGACGGCGCCGGGGCCGGTGCAGCGGATGGTGCCAAAGCGCGGAATATGGCGGCGGCGCTCGGCGCACCGCAGGGCGTCGCGATCGTCGCAACCGTCGATTTCGACGCGACCGAGGCGCAGGAGCCGACCGTCCTCACCTATCTCCGCGGGTTCAAGGCCGGGCTCGCCGGCCAGGCGAAGCTGATGGTCTACGCCAATGGCGCGATCTGCGCCGCGGCGCTTGATGGCAGGGTTGCCGATTACACCTGGCTCGCCGGCGGCTCCGGCATGCGCGGCACGCAGGCATTCAAGGCATCGGGCCGCGCCACGATCATCCAGGATGTCGGGGACAAGCGCGGCCTCGACCTCGGCATCTCGATCGACAGCGACGTGGCCTACACCGAGGATTTCGGCGGCTGGTCGCTGACGCCGGCGGCATCGGTGGCGTCCCCGCCTCCAGCCGCATCGACGATCGCAATCCCGGCCGCCCGTGACCTCCAGGCCGCCCTTGTCGCAGAGGGGCGCGACCTCGGCAACAGCGGTCCCAACGGCGACGGCGTCGATGACGATTGGGGTCCGCTCAGCCAAGCCGCGCTCGCGGCCCATTACGGCGCGCGATCGAGCGCCTGACGCACTTTCCATCTCTCGGCGTTGCCGGTCTCTCAGGGGCCGGGAGCCATTCCACCTCAATCCGCAGGGGTAACCATGCCCATCGATATCTCGCCCGTCGTCAATGCGGGCATCCTCCTCGCCATGGCGGCCGTGTCCGCCTATGGCGTGCCGCTGCTGCGCAAGGCCGGCGAAAAGGCCGGGATCGACCTCTCGGTCGCAAAGCAGCAGGCCCTGCAACAGGCCCTCGACAAGGCCTGCCAGGCGGGCGCTGTCGCGATGGAAAGCGAGGCGGCACAAAAAGGCTGGGACCACATCGATGTGCGCAACGGCGCAACCTCGGTGGCGCTCTCCTACCTCGTCCAGCGCTTCCCCGACACGTTGAAGCTGGCCGGCGTCGAGGACGTGAATGCTCCCGGCGCGCTTGCGAGCTTGCGCCAGGCGATCCAGCGCACCTTGCCGACGGCGATGGCGCCGATCGCCGCGTCGCCGGCGACGACCAACGGCCCGCCCGCCGCCGCCGCATAGCCGTCGGTGTTCATTTTTGCCGCCTCAAACGTGGTGGAGAAAATGAACATCCCGTACTGAACTTCCGGGGCCGGGTCACCGGCCTCTCATCCCGAAAGGACATCATTGATGATTAAGACAACCCGCATCGCGGGCGCGCTGGCGCTCGGCCTGTCGCTGGCCGGCTGCGGCTCGGCGCCAACCCCCTCGGCACAGACGATCGGCGAAGCGCTGGCGGCCACCCAGCCCGGCCAATTTGTGCTGACCTGGGCGAGGGGGCTGGCGGCGAACGCCAAGGCCTCGCTCGCCAAACTCACTGCTGGGGGCGGCCTCAGCCAAAGCGATATCGCGAACCTCTGTGCGATGGACAACACGGCGCACTCGGCCGTGCAGCTCGTCGAGCTGATCCCGGTCATCCCGGCGACCGTGGCGCCGCTCGACAACGCGGCGCACGCGGCGATCCAGGGCGCCTGCCAGGTGGCCCAGGGCGGTGCGTTGCCGTCCCTCGCCGACCTGTCGTCGATCGCGGGCGAGGCGCAGGCGCTGATCGGCGACCTGAAGCTTTGATCCGTCTTCAATTCGTCGCCGAGCGCGATCTCGGCTCGGCGGCGATCGGCTGGTTTTCCGCGGGTCACCTGTCGCATGTCGACGCGGTGCTGCCGGACGGCCGGCTGTTCGGCGCACGCTCCGATCATGCGGGCGGCGTGCCTCCCGGCGTCTGGGAGCGGCCCCCGGGGTACGCCCGCTTTGCGCGCCGGGTCATCGCCACGATCCCGGCGAGGCCCGCGGCCAAAATCCGCTGGCGGTGCTTTCTCGAGGAGCAAAGGGCCAAGCCCTACGACCGGCTCGCGATCCTTGCTTTTGCGGTCAACCGCGACTGGCGCGAGGACGATTCGTGGATTTGCTCCGAGTTGCAGGCGCGCGCCCTCGAATACGCCGACATCGTGCCGCCCCTCTACCTCGCCTGCAACAAGATCACCCCGGTAGCGCTGGCGCTCGCTGTCAGTGCCCTGCCGGGGGTGCGGATTGTCGAGGCGATGCCGTGAAGCCGCCCCAATGCCCCGGCCCCGAGCGGGCGACGGAGTGCGACAACCCCGGATGCCGCAGGGGAGGGTGTCAGGGGCGGCTGCCGCGCGCCGAGGCGAGGTCCTGCGGCTGGCGGCTGTCCCAGGAGCCAGAAGGCGTTTGCGAGCGCTGCGGGGGCCGCTGGCGTGACTACCAGCGACCGCGCGAATGCCGTGAGCCGATGCGATGACACCTGAGATTGCCGAAGCCATCGAGGCCGCGTGCTCTGTCGGGATCAAGACCGACATCCACACGGTCGGTAATGCCGCGCGGCGCGTGCCGCCGGCGACGATGCGCGCCCGCATCAAGGAATTCCTCCGCAATGTGCCGGAGGACATCAGCGTCCGCGAATTGCTGGACGAGCTATAGGAGGTAAAAGTGGCTGTCAGAGCGAAGTTTCAGGTCGTCAGCATCACCGAGCACCACGGCAATGCTTCGAAGACCGTGCGGCTTGAGCCGCGGTACGATCACACGATCCCGGAAGATCAGCGGTTCTACGACGCCACGCCGTGGGGCCATTTCGAGATGATGATCAACAACCCGGCGGCGGCAGACCAGCTTAAAAACGGCACCGTCTTTTACATCGACCTGACGCCGGCGACTGAATAAGCGCCGCGAGCATTCCCCCTAACGAGGCCGGCCGGGAGCGATCCCGCGTCCGGCCCTTCGCGGTGCAAGCCTGACGATCGAGACGTGCTTCGATCAGACCAGCGATGGGGGACGCGGATGTAGATCGCGAAGTCGCGTAGCCGCGACCGGGCAACAGGCCCGGCATGCCGCCCATTGCGCGGCGGGATGTCATTCATATTCAGGCCGGCCGGACACAACCCGCGCCGGCCTTTTGATATTCTCTGGACTGGGGACGATGGGAGCGAAAAAGGCGGCGCCCGCCCCGTGGTCGCAAAAATCCCGCAGAAAACCTCACGCTTTCTGCATAATGGATCGTCCCTATATATACACTGTTGATAATTTGTCGGGATGCTGGCACAGACGCTGTCCGTTAGCGTCCGCTGGGCAGCGGTGCCCACCAGGAGGAACCGATGGCCGAGATACGCACTAATGCGGCGCTATTACGCGCACTCAGCATCGCGTCTGCAACGCCCCCGACGCCCGAGGAAATGCACCGGCAACGCGTGTCGTTCGTTATGGGTATCGTCAAGGGTGATAGCGGTATTACGCGCGCCCAGATCGAGGAAGTATTGTCCAGGCAGGACGGCAAGCGCCCAGCGTAGCGCTATGCGATGATCTTGTTTGAGCTTACACAGAACGAGCAACACGCCGCATATCAAGCCCTAGAGATAGCGAACGGCAATCGCCAATATGATTTTATTCATTCATTGGTGATTGCCGCGCTTGCGTTGAAGCGCACATTTCCGGAATTATGTAGGAGACTCACCTAACTCAATGAAGCGGCCAGGAACGCTCCGATTGCAGCGCCGTGATGGCGCGCATAATCCGCATCCAGACAAGCTGCCCGTCGCGGTCGCCGCGCTCTAGCATCAGGTCAGCTTTCCGCGCAGCTTCGATTTCGGCATCCGGCCCGTGCTGACTTATCAGCAGATTGGCGGCGCGCCAGATATCTAGCTCGGAGAGCAGGGCCATGCATTACAATAACCCATGCTCCGGTTCGTCTTCCTGATCTTCCTCGCCGTGATAGTCTTTTACGGCTCGTCCCTGATCGGCGTGCTGATCGCCGGCGAGTGGATGGCGCGGCGCGGCACCTATGACGGCAACTGCGGGCGCTACCCTGACTGCTGATCGGGTGATTTGCTTCCCAGCGCTGCTGTATAATTGCACCCAGCAGCGCGAACGGCCGATCCTAGGAAGGCAATTCGCACCGCATGTAGCGCCCCGACCTGTCGCCGCCGCTGAATATGGTGGCGGCGGATTTGACAGAGGCCGCTGCATCTGGTCTGTTGCTGACGGCGATTCGTCTTTCCGATCTCTGATCCCGAAGCTGGCCCCGAACGGGCGGGGCAATGCCCCGGGAAAGGAGGTCCGATGGACCTTCGCCAAGAAACCGAGGGTGCTGCGAATGACAACGAGCCGGAGGAAAACCCGATCGTTGAGGTTCGAGAATACCTGAGGTGCAGGCTTCTGCGCTGGGAAACAGTGCGGCAGCACACACGGAAATGGCCCCGCTGGGGCGAGGCCAAATCCAAGGACGAGTAGCACTTTTCGAGACAGGCGGGCGTCCTTCGGGGCGCCCGCTCTGTTTGTGGCCTAAAACGCCACTCCGGGTCAAGCAACACTTTGTACAAAGTGCGCTGACTTTGTACAAAGTGGGGCGATGCCGCGCACCGGACGCCCGACGACCACAGGCTCGCGATTAAATCTTGACGAACCGTTAAGGAGCGAGTTCGCGGACTACCTCGCGGCCAAGGATGACGCGTCGCCTAAAACCGTCATTCATCGTGCGATTCGCGCCTACATGGATGCGGACCTAAAGGCGAATGCCGGGATACGCGAACGTTATGAGCAGTTACGGAGCGCGCGCCGGGAAGGCCGTAATGGGTTGCGCGTCGTGCGCCCTGAGAAAACCTGTTGAAGCGCGGGCGCGCTGTCATCGAATCGCTAGACAGCCAACTCCCACCAGTTGAACCGCCGCCGCCCCGGCTCATTCCCCGGCACGCCGCGCACCATGCCGCGCTTGCTGTAGTAGTTCAGCAGCGCCCGCGTCCGCCGGTTGTAGAGATTGACCTGTGCCGGGTCGGCAGAGTTGATGCCGCGGCGCTGCATTAGATGCAGGGCGAGTTCCGGCGTCGTGACCGGTCCGCCAACCTCGCGCATCTTGTCGAGGATGATGCGGACGAACTCGCCCCGGAAGGAAATGGCGTCGGGCGGCACTGGCGTCTTCGGGCGGATGCCGGCCACGTCGTACTCGGGATCGAAGATGCGTATCGAGGCATCGACATGGCTTAGGTCGATAAGTAGTTGCCGCAATTCGGAGCGAAGTGCTGCAATCCGCCCGGTCAATTCCGCGCGTTTCGCCACTAAGCCTGAAAGCGTATGGCCGCGATCCTCTGTCATGCTGCTGCGCTCCGGTTCCAATAGCCGCGCCAGACTTGGCTTTTCGGATGCCGCAGCGCGGCGCCGGCCATCCATCGGCATTGGGTTCCGTTCGGCACGCGGCGGTTGTCTTCTCGCCAGGCCATTTCGTTTGCGTACTGGTACAGGTAGCGCCCGCTGATCCGATGATGGACGCCATACTCGGCGCGCCGCAGCCGGGAGAAAAAGCTTTCGGCCTGGTTCACGTTGGCGCCGTCTTCGGCGACATACTCGACGCTGTGATTGACGCGACGCGTATCAAAGGAAGCGTGCAGCGCATCCCAATTCGCGCTTTCGTCCGCCATGACGATGGTGCCCGAGGCGACACAGGCGCGGATCAGCGGCACCGCTGCGCTCTCGCGCGGCACGATGAATGTCAGGGTCCGGCCGCCAATCTCGCGCGCGACAACGACAACCTGCCGCTTGCCGGTCTGCTCTTCGGCAAGGCGACGGTCTTTCCGGTCTTCCTTGCGGTTTTCCGGCTTAACGTGGCCTCCAGCATACATGCCATCAACGTGCACTTCCCCGGAGAGCTCGGGTGCATCCGGGTTTTGGACCTCAGCGCCGACAGCCTCGCGGAGCTTGTGCGAAAGCACGAATGCCGTCTTGTACTGGCAATCGAGGTCGCGGCTTAGTTGCAGCGCCGAGTGACCCTTGGCGCCGTTCACGAAGATCGCGATGGCAAGCAGATAATCCCGGATTGGGCGCTTCCGGTCGGCGAAGATCGTGCCGGCCGTCACGCTGAACATGTACCGGCATTCCTTCGCGCCGCATTTCCAGAGGTTCCGCGTCGTGATCGCCGACAGCCGAGTGCATCCGCAGCGGGGGCAGTACGGTTGCCCGTCGTTGTCGGCCCAGCGGATCGCGACGAACTTGGCGTGCGCTTCCTCGTCCGACATACGCGCGACGGACGCTAGCGAGAGCGTCCTTGCGGCTGCGGAGAGAAGGAAATGTTGCGACACGCCACGGCATCCCGTGATAGATATCACGGAATATCGTGATTTTGCGCCCTCGCGTCAATCAGAAAATCACGGCTTCCCGTGATTATCTCCATGTGATACCGTGACGGCCACGATGAAGACGGCGGCCGATTGGAAGGCCCAAGCCAAGCAGCTTATCCGCGCCGAGTTGAAGCGGCGCGACCTCAGCTATGCCGACCTAGCCTCTCGCATGGAGGCTATCGGGCTGAAGGTCAACGACCGGACCCTCGCCAACAAGATCGCCACGGGCGGCTTCTCAGCCGTGTTCTTCCTCCAGGTCATGGAGGCGATCGGGGCGAAGAATCTCCAAATCGACAGCGGAGATTGATGCGCAACACCAGCAACCGATCGCGCGCTTCGTTGTTTGTTCTCACAACATATGGCTTGCATCCTGTGGGTTAGCGGTGGACAAGTAGGAATCGACTCGCGCGGCACATGGTCATGCCCCTTCGGAGCGCCTTGGCAGAACGTTCGGCGCGGGCCACTGTGCGCGGCCCGATGCCCCCGCGCTCGCCATATCAACGCCCCCCGAAAATACAGGCGGCGTCGCTCAAAGAGCTTCTGGCGGAAAGTGGCCGGCCGGGCTTGGCGGAGCGCCAGTTTGATCTATTGCGCCGACCCGGCAGGGAGGGCGGGAAGGACGATGTTCGCATCTTCCTATCTGGGGACCGCGCGCTGTTGACCCGCAAATGCGTCTCGATAGTCGGCACCCGCGAAGTTAGCCCGGAAGGATGGCAGCGGGCAGCGCAACTCGCCCGCCGGCTCGCCAGCTATGGCGTGGTTGTCGTTAGTGGGTTGGCAAAGGGTGTAGACACGGCCGCGCTGGACAGCGCCATCAAATCCGGCGGTAGCACCATTGCTGTCATCGGCACTCCTCTGTCCAAAGCCTACCCCGCAGAGAACTGGGGCTTGCAGGAGGAGATTTGGCGACATCACCTCCTGATGACTCCGTTTGCCGAAGGCGAGACGGTATTCAGGTCGAACTTCCCAAAACGCAATCGCGTTATGGCCGCCATCTCCGATGCAACGGTAATCATCGAGGCTTCCGATACCTCCGGCTCGCTACATCAGGCGGCAGAATGTCAACGCCTCGGCAGGTGGCTCTTCATCGCTAAATCGGTTGCGGATGATCCTACGCTGAAATGGCCCGCTTCGTTTTTGAGTAAACCAAAGACGGCTGTTCTAATGGATACGCCAGCGCTGATGAGCACTATTTATGATGTCTGATACAATACAGACGCACTCGTTCTTGTATTATCTTACGGAAGTGGACGGCATCTCCTGGCGCAGTCAGGATTATATGACGAATAAGATGGTGCACGCTGTAAAAGGGGATGCCATCAAAGGGTACTTCGATGTTAGCGTTAACGCTAAGGGACGTCGATACAGACAAGAAAACATTGATGAGTTCATCGCTATTATGATGAATACTGTGGCTGGAAAGCTACGGACGCTGATAAATAGCGAATTTTCTCTCGTGCCAATACCAAATTCCGAGGTGACGCCGGGCACGAAAGATGAATTCCGAACCCTTTCGCACGCGCGGAGAATTGCAAAAATTATTGGGACGAGGGCGCAAGCCGTGCCCGCTCTGCGGTGGAAGCAGCCAAAAGCATCGGCGCGGCGAGGAGGGACCCGCGATCCTCAGGTTCTCTTCGACAACCTCACGGTTGTCGACGACCTTAAAGCGCCAGTGATCCTTTTTGATGACGTGATAACGACCGGCGCGCAAATGATCGCGTCCTGTCGTAGGCTCAAAAGTGTGGGGATTCAGCCCGCGGCTGGGATTGTCGTCGGTCGCGCAACGAAACACCAGTGGCCGAGCATGATCGGGTGGCAGGAAGAAGAGGTGGATTTTGCCGAACACCCGCTCATCTGGGATGACCTGTTCCGCGATTGCTAGGTGAGACAACTACATAATTCCGCACATTTCTATCTCAGACGATCATTCAAGCGTTGAACTTTCATTCGATAGCATGTCTGCATACTAATGCCGGAGAATATCGACCGTGCGAAGTAACGGTCGGTGACTACACGCCCCCGGCTCACTTTCGGGTTCAGGCGCTAATGGACGATTTCGTTAATTACGTTAACGTGAATTGGCAGACAACGGATGCGGTGGCGTTAGCGACTTACGTTCTCTGGAGAATGAACAACATCCATCCGTTTATTAATGGAAATGGTCGCACGGCACGCGCTTCCTGCTATTTCGTGCTCTGCGTCAAATCCGGCGGGTGGCTCCGCGGTGAGCCGATTTTGCCCGAGCTGATCAGACGCGAACGTGATCGGTATGTGGTGGCCCTAAAGGCCGCCGACCAAGGTGACAATTTAGTATCGCTGCACGCGCTCATATCCGAGTTGCTGTACGAGCAGGTGAAAAGCGCAGGGTTCGATCCGAACGCTATCGCCGCTCCAGTTTAAAGCCGCCTTCCATTTGCGCCCCCTGAATACCCTATCCCGCGGCTCGTATCGCCGGCGACGACGAAGTCGGCATCCTGAGCGCCACATTCCGAGCATCTGAGCCGGGCGGCCCAATCGATCACCGTTGCGCCCTCACCGTGCCGATCGGCGAGTTCGGCCGGGTCTGGCTCGACCTGGTGCTGGCAAGCCTTGCACCAGACGATCAGCCGCACCTTGGCCCTGGCGGCGTGGCCGAAGGTCAATGGTTGCGAGTCGCCATCCCGATGATTTCGAGGCATCGTCTCCCCTCATGGGCTGGGACGATCTTACCGGAGAGGAACGGACCGCCGTGTTGCGGCTCTTGCGCGACGCGATCGAGAACGATCCTTACCCACTGTCGCCGCGCATCCGGCGCCTGAAGCGCGCCCGGGACAAGCTCGATCCGCCGCCGGCGGAAACTGAGCCGCCGCCGCCCGTCACGCGGGGCGAGCCGAGCCTCATCCTGCGCCGCAACCGGCGCCGGCGGTGACGAGCGACGAACAGGAATAGAACATCAGTGACTGCCTCGTGCCAGGCGACCCGCTGTGTTCGCGTTTGATCCCGTGTTTTTCAGGAGGGGTTTCGGCACCGCCGGTCGCCGAAACCCGCAGAAACGATGGTCGGAGTGAGAGGATTTGAACCTCCGGCCCCTGCCTCCCGAAAGCAGCAAGCCTACCCGAATGTACCGTTCGGCGGCAATCGGTTAGCGCCGGGCCGCCGGCGGCCTCGTGCCGGCTGGGTGACCGGCGGCAGGCCCCAGAATTGACGGATTGCCGCCTCCTGGCCGGCCGGCAGCAGGTGGGCGTAGCGCTCGACGAGGGTGACGCTCGACCAGCCGCCCTCGACTTTGAGCGCGAGGAGGTCGCGGTGGAGTGCGTAGTGCCAGCTGGCCCAGCTGTGGCGGCAATCGTGCGGCGTCAGCGCGGGGTCGAGGCCGGCGCGGCGGATGGCGCCGGCCCAGGCGGTGCGGATCTGGCCGCCCTGCTCGCGGCCGCGGTCGGCGTAATCGGCGACCCGCGGGCGGGCGCGCTTCGGGTCTTTTGGCGCGATCGTGCGCCAGCGGAAGACGCGGCCGGTACGCGCGCCGTCGCGCCCGGCGGGGATCGCCGCGAGCGCCGCGGCGACGGCGGGCGGCAATAGCGCGACCCGGCGGGCGCCGGTCTTGGTGCGCCAGAAGATGGCCCTCGCGCCGGCGAGGTCGACATCGCGCCATTCCAGTTCGATCGCCTCGGCCATGCGGGCGCCGGTGCCGAGGAGAAAGACGAGGAGCGGCTGCAGATGCGGCGCCGCGGCGGCGACGAGGCGCGCCGCCTCGGCCGGCAGGAGGTAGCGGGTGCGGCCGGGCGTCGGCTTGGGGGCCGCGAAGAGCGGCGGGTCGCACCATTTCTGCCGGTGCGCATGCCGCATGACGGCGCGCAAGGGGATGACGATCGATCGCATCAGGGTTGCCGGCGACGCGCCCGGGCGCAGCAGCTTTTCCGCCAAGGTGTTGACGGCGCCCTGGTCGATCGCCGACAGCGGCACGTCGCCCAAGATGCGCAGGATGCGATGCAGGCGGTCCTTGTCGCCCTGGGCG